GAGGCGACGGAGGAGGGCGAGCCCTCGCCCGAGGAGGTCGCGGAGGCGCGCGCGGTCGCCGCTCGCGCGGTCGAGATTCTCGCCGACCCCGACGCCCCGGCCGACGCGCGGGAGTGGGCGGCGCTCGACCTCGCGGAGGTCGCGGAGGTCGCGGAGGTCGCGGAGGTCGCGGAGGTCGCGGAGGTCGCGGAGCCGGCCGCTCCGCTCGCTGCCCTACCCGTTACCCCGGTCCTGCGGCCCGCGCTGCGGTGGCGCGGCGCCGCCGGCGGCGTCGAGGTCCTCGACCCCGGCGGCGAGTGGTCGAGCGAAGTCGGCGGCCTGCTCGAGCTCGCGGGGGCGATCTACCTCGCCGACGCCGGGGGCGGGTGGCTCGTGCCCGACGCCGCGCTCGAGGCGGCCGACACCGCGCTGGCGGGCGCCGGGTGGTCGCTGGCTGAGGTCCCGCTCGAGGAGGAGCCCTAGTGCGGCGCCTGCGGATCGACTGGCCGGAGGCGTGGTATCCGGTCGCCGGCGGGGCGCTCTGGCTGCGCCCGGTCGACGGCCTCGCGGTCGCGCCCGGCGAAGGGCCGTCGCCCGCGGCGCGGCTTGCCGCGGGGCGCCTGCCCCGGGCGGAGGCTCACGGCGCCGCGTGGCGCGCGGCGCTGCGCTTCGGGCTGCGCAAGCCCGCCGGCGCGCTGCTCGGCGAAGTCGTCGCGCGCGACGGCGTCGCCAGAGCCTCGCGCCTCGGCGCGCTCGCCGACGGCGAGCCCTGGACCTGGGCGGCCGACGAGCTCGGCGCGTGGCGGGTCGAAGGGGTCGCGCTCGATCGCCTCTGGCCGGCGCTCGAGCCCGCGTGCCCGCCGCTGCGGGGCGACGACCTGCGCCGGCTCGCCGAGGGCCTGCGGAGCGCCGCCGGCGGCGACCTGCCCGCCGAGCTGCGGGCGCGGCTCGAGGCCGACGCGGCGCGCGGCGTCGCGGGGCAGCCGGCGCAGCGCGACGGCGCGGCGAGAGCGGGGTGGGGGCCGTGCTGACCGCGGACGCCGCGGGGCGGGTCCTGTCGGTCTCGCGCGCCGTCGCGTGGGCCCGCTGCCGCCGGGCCGAGCGCCTGCAGTACGGGGCCGGCCTGACGCGGATCGGCGTCGAGGCGGCCGCGGACGCCCGCCTGCGCGGGACCTGCGTTCACGCCGGCATGGCGGCCGGGATCGCGCGCTTCCCCTCGCGCCCCGACCCCGACGAGGTGCGCGCCGCGGTCGTCGCGGCCGCGGTCGCCGAGGGCGCGGGCGCGGTGCTGCCGGAGATCGACGGCTGGTCGCGGGTCGCCCTGCGGGCGCTCGCGGCCATGCGGCCGGAGGACTGGCGGCCGGCGACGCTGCCGGATGGGCGGCCGCTGGTCGAGCTCCGGCTCGAGGTGCCGCTGCTGCGCGCGGGCGAGATCGCGCTCCCGGGGCAGGGGTGGACGCTCTCGATCAAGCCGGACGCGGTCCTGGACAACCTGCGCACCGGGCGCCGGTGGGGGTGGGACCATAAGACTCACGCGAGCCTGTCGCGCTCCGAGCCCTGGACCGAGCTGCACCTGCAGTCGCTCGCATACTGGCGCGCGCTGGAGAGCGTCGGCGTCCGGCTCGACGGCTTCGTCCTGTACCACGTGCTCGCGGCCGAGCCGCGCCGGCCGAAGATCCGGCAGGACGGCCACCTCGAGGAGCGCCCGTGCGTGACCGACTGGCCGACGGCCTGCGCCGCGATCCGCGATTCGGCGGACCCCGACCCCGACTCGCCGCGATACGACGCCCTGCGCGCGGCGTGCGCCGCGCGGCGGTGGCAGGATCCCCAGGAGGTCCTGTGCTCCGAGGCCGAGCGCGATCTCGCGTGGGACTGGCTGCTCGACGCCCGCGACGGGGTCGCGGCCTCGGCTGCGGAGGTCGACCGCTGGCCGCTCGTCGAGGGGCTCGGCGGCCAGCCGACCGGGCGGGGGTGGGCCTGCCCCGGCTGCGACTACGCGCCGCTCTGCGCCGAGCAGTTTCGCGCGGGCGACCCGGCCTCGGTCGCGGGCGCGGCGTACAAGCGCGGCGGCGACCGCTACCTGGCCGAGCTCGCGCCGGGCGGGGCGCGCGCAGAATTTTCGCCGGAGGGGTTGCGCGGCTCGCGCGGGGGGTTACAGTCCACGGCGCAAGACTTGCGCCGCGTCGCCCGCGGCGCGGAGGGACACCCCGATTGACCGACACCCGACCGACCGCTCCGCAGCTCGCGGACCTGCCGCGCCCCGCCGAGATCGCCTCGGTCGGGCTCTGGGGCCCGAGCGGCTGCGGAAAGACACAATTCGCGCTCTCGATCTGCGCGGACCTGAGCTACTGCCCCGTCGTCTACGCAGACACGGACGGCGGGATCCAGGCCGTCCGCCACTACGAGCACGCCGACCTCTTGATCCACAAGCCGATCAGCTCGATCAAGGAGCTGATCCGGCTGGTCGGAGACATCGCCGCCGGCCGCGTCTGCAACCGCGCGGGCGTCGTCGCGCGAACGCTCGTCTTCGACGCAGCCTCCTCGCTGCTCGGCATGGAGCTTCGCCGGTATGAAGGCAAGGACCCGGCCGACCAGGCGAAGGCGCTCGCGCCGCAATTTACGATTCTTTTCGGGCACCTGCGCGAGCTCGCCACCCGGCACGGGGTCGGGCTGATCGAGATCTGCCACTCCAAATCCGTGACCGAGAAGATCGGCGAGGTCGCCGTACGCTCCGAGGTGCCCGATCTCTTCCCCTCGATCCGCCGCCCTTGGATGGCGCACCTGCGGCACGTGTGGGAGATCAATAAGGCGCGCGGCGCGCGCGGCCCGGCCTTCCCGATCGTGAGCCTGCGCACCGAGCCGCGCGGAAAGCGCGGCGCGCCCGGCTTCGTCGAGTACATGAAGACGTCCAATATCGCATTCGCGCAGTGGATCGCCCTGCAGGCCGCAGAGCAGGGCGGCGCGAAGTGCGAAGAATTCGCCTGGGATACCGGCCTCCTCTCACCCGAGGAGCAGCCGACCCTCGCCATGCTGCTGCAGGTCGCCGCCGACCTGCAGCTCGAGCAGGGCCGCGCCGTCGCCGCGACCCCCGCCGCCGCCCGCGCGCTCGCTGCCCTCGAGGCCGCCGCGGCGGTGCTCCCCGAGCCGGTCGCCGAGGACGCGGCCGCCGCCGCTTGAATTCCGCTCCGCGCGAGACGGCTCTCGCGCGACTCTCGCCACGCAAGGCGCCACCCGTAGCAAGGAAACTCACACGTGAATCAGCCCGCCACCCCCGCCGCCACCCCCTCGCGCCTCGGCCTGTCGACCGCCCGCCGCCTCTCCGCGGCCGGCCCGGCCACCCCGAGCGCGCCGACCGCCCCCGCCGCCCCCGAGGCCGCCCCCGAGCAGGGGCAGCGCAAGGGCCTCGCCGCGCGCCTCCGCGACGCCAAGGTCGCGGAGCGCGCCGCCACCTACTCCCCGACCGGCGAGCACCCGGGGACGATCGTTAGCTTGGCCGTCACCAAGTCGGGCAACGGCGTCCAGTGCCGCGTCAAGCATGCCGACGGCGAGAGCTTCGGCAGCTTGAATTTCAACCTCGCCCGCGGCGTCAAGAATGCGGACGGGACGCCGGTCATGGATCCCGAGACCGGCCTGCAGAAGACCGAGCCCTCGATCGGCGCCTGGAAGCAATGGGAGACCTTCTGCGCCCGCTACGGGGTCGACGCCGCCGAGGCGCTCGACCTGGTCGAGCAGAATCGCGCGCACGAGACCGGGATCCTCGGCCTGGTCGAGCGGTGGAAGTGGTCGCAGTCCGGCGACTTCCTGAATGTCTCCATGCCGCTCGGCGACTCCGCCGGCGCCGCGGCCGCCTAGTCTCGCCCGGCCTCGCGGCCGGCCGACTCGCTTAGCTCAATAGGTAGAGCGCCCGGCCTACACCCGGGAGGCCGCAGGTTCGATCCCTGCAGCGAGTACCACCGCGCCCGCCTCGAGCGGGCGCTCGCAATTGGACCGGAGCCCCTCGCGTGACAGCGCTCGCCCGTACCCGCGTCGTCGACCTGCGATCCTCGCCCTACGAGGTCTACTGCGGCCGCCCGCGCCAGGGCGAGCCGTGGGACCTCGGCAACCCGTGGGGCACCACCCGCGAGGGCGGGACGCGCGCCCTGATCCTGGTCAAGGATAAGGCGCGCGCCGTCGAGCGGTTCGCGGCCTGGCTGCGCCGCGACCCCGACGCCCTCGCCGAGGTCGCGGCCGTCGCCCCCGAGCTGGAGCCGCCGACGCTCGAGGAGGTGCGCGACCGGCTGCGCGGTCGGACGCTCGGCTGCTTCTGCGCGCCGCGCGGGCCGTGCCACGCGCGCGTCCTCGCGCACGCCGCCGACGGCGGCGAGCCCGCGTGGCCGCTGCCCGAGCGGGCGCCGGTCGACCCGCTGCCGGCCGCGACCGCGGCGGCGCAGCGGACGGCGGAGGAGTGCGACCGCGAGATCGAGGCCGCGCTGATCCGCGGCGGGCGCCGGCTCGTGTCGCTCGATATCGAGACCTCGGTCGAGACCGGCGAGCCGGCTTGCGTGACGTGGGTCGAGCTCGCGCCGGCGAGCGACGGCGGCTGGGAGGTGCTCGGCCCGTTCGGGGTCGCCGCGCGCGACGCTCGCGCCCGCGACCTGTTCGCGGGCTGGCTGGCCGACCCCGAGACCGTGCTCCTGGGGCAAAATGTCGCCTTCGACCTCTGGACGCTCGGGCAGGCGTGGGACCTCCTGGCGGAGGTCGCCGCAGCGCACGACGCCGGTCGCGTGCGCGACACCATGCTGCGGCAGCGCTTGCTAGATATCGCGTGGCCTGCGCGCCTGGTCTGGGTGGTCGAATTCGGCCGGATGGTCCCGCGCAAGTTCGCGCCGCACGCGCTGCTCGGCGAGGTGCGGATCGACGAGGGGTCGGACGACGGCGGCGGCGCGTTCGGGGCCAAGGGCGGCCTCGACGCGCTGGCGGCCCGCCACCTGGGGATCGACCTCTCCGAGGGTAAGCACGCCGACGGCGCCCCGCGCCTGCGCTACGGCGAGGTCCTCGGCCTGCCGTGGCACGCGTGGCCGCTGCCGTTTCGGACCTACGCCCTCGGCGACCCCGACGCGACGCTGCAGATCTACCTCGCGCAGGCCGAGGCCGCGCGAGAGAAGGCCCGCGACCGGCGCGAGCGGCTGCCCGACCTATTCGACGGCGATCCCGACGACCCGCTGACCCCGCTGGTCGACGAGGCTTTCCAGTGCGCGATCGCGCTCCCCTTCCAAGCCATGTCGGCCCGCGGGCTGCGGAGCGACCGCGCGCTCGTGCGGCGCCAGCGGGCCGAGCTCGAGGAGCTAGCGGCGTGGGCGGAGGCGCTCATGGTGGAGGCCGGCGTCGCGCGGCGCGAGCCGGTCTACGCCCCGCCGCCCGAGGGCCCCAAGCCGCGCCGCCGCAAGGGCGAGCCGGCCCCCGAGCGCGAGGTGCTGCGCCACGAGGTCAAGGTCGACGACGCGGAGATGCGCCGGCGCGTCGAGCGCCTGCTGCGCGCTAAGGGCCTGCCGGTCGAATTCACGAAATCGGGCAAGAAAATCAAGGCCGACGCGGACACGGTCTTCGCCGCGGTCGACCCCGCGATCGGCGACGTCGACGGCGACGCGCCCGGCGCCTGGTCGGACGCCGCCGAGCTCGTCGAGGAGGTCGACGCCGACGCGCTGCAGACGATCGACCTCGCCGCCGCCCGCGACCTCTCCGAGCTCCTCGGCCCGCGGCTGCTCAAGATCGCGCGCAAGGCGCTCGCCGGCTCGGCGGCCGAGCGCGAGGCGGACCCCGACCGCGCGGCGGCGCTGCGCGCCGAGGCCGGCGGCTGGTCGCTCGGCCGGCTGCGCGCCGCGGTCATGGCCGCGCCGGACCCCGGCCTGGCCGCGCTCGCGGTCGCGCGCAAGGCGGTCAAATTCGATACCTCGTTCCTCCGCGGCCTCGACACGGACGACGACCTGCGCGCCTGGTTCCGGACCATGATGGATACCGGCCGGACCTCCATGGTCGGCCGCATTCGGCAGAATATGCCGAAGACCGGCGGGATCCGCGAGTGCATCGTTCCGCGCCCGGGTTTCGTTTTTCTCCAGTGCGACTACTCGCAGATCGAGCTCCTCGGCCTGGCGACCGCGCTCGACTGGTGCGTCGGGCGCGAGAGCACGCTCACGCGCGCGATCCGCGAGGGGACCGACTGCCACCTCCTCCTCGCGTGCCACCCGATCCTCGAGCTCGGCGAGGAGTACGCGTCGGCGCGCGCGCACCGCAAAGCCTGCAGCGCGGTCCTCGAGGCGCACGGGTCGGACCGCGCTCGCGCCGAGGCCGCCCGCCCCGACCTCGACTGGTCGCGCTTCGACAAGCTCGAGAAGGCGCGGCAGAACGCGAAAGCCGCGAATTTCGGGTTTCCGGGCGGCATGGGGGCGCGCAAATTCGTAATCACCTGTAAGAAACAAGGGATCTCGATCACGCTCGACCAGGCCGAGCGGCTGCGCGAGGCGTGGCTCGGGACCTGGCCGGAGGTGCGCGACTACTTCGGGTGGGCGTCCGCGCTCACCTCGCAGGGCCGCTCGGCGGCCGTGCGGCACTTCGACGGCGGCCACTGGCGCGGCGGGTGCGGCTACACCCAGGCGTGCAATACGCTCTTTCAGGGGCTCGTCGCGCGCGGCGCGAAGCTAGCCGCGTGGGCGCTGTTCGTCGCCTGCTACCTCACGCCCGATTCGCCCCTGTACGGGTGCCGCCCGGTCCTGTTTGTGCACGACGAATTCGTCCTCGAGGCGCCGATCGAGCTCTGCCCCCCGCCGCCCCCGCCGGGCCCGGGCGAGCAGCCGCGGCCGGACGAGCCTGCGCCGCTGCGCGAGCTGATCCGCGTCATGGTGCAAGAGATGCGCGCGGTCATGCCCTCGCAGGCGGTCAAGGCCGAGGGCAAGGTGCTGCGGGTCAGGTGGACGAAGTAGCGCTCGTGCGCGCCGGCGCAGGATTTGCGCGTGCGCGCCTTGCGCTCGCGCGGCTCGCGCCTTACGCTGCGGGCCGTGGGACTGCTCAAAGAAGACGAGCCCGCGCCGCGCCTCCTCGGCCTGTGCGGGTATAAGTACGCGGGGAAGTCGACGGCGGGCCGGCTGGCCGAGGACGGGTGGGGCTTCGCGCGGACGCGGCTCGCCGGGCCGATCAAGGCCGCGGCGATCGCGTGCGGAGTGCCCGCTGCCTACGTCGACGGGAGCGAATCCGCGAAGGAGTGCCCGCTGCCGACCCTCGGCGGCAAGTCCGCGCGAGCGTTCATGGAGCTGCTCGGCGATTGGGGGCGCTCGACCTTCGGCGAGGACTTCTGGCTGCGCCAGTGGGGGCGCGGCGCCGACGCGCTGATCGCGCAGGGGCGCGGCTTGCTGCTCGTCGACGACGTCCGTTACGACGACGAGGACGCCTGGCTCGCGGAGTGGGCGGAGTCGCGCGGGGTGCCCTACCTGCTAGTGCAGGTGTCGGCCCCCGACCGCGAGGACCGGACGCCCTCGCATCGGAGCAACCGCACCCCCGACCCGAGCAGAATCGCGCGCGCGGTCGATAACTCGCGCGCGACCTGCCCGACGACCGCCGACCTGCGGGCGAGGGTGCTGCACACGGTCGAGGAGTGGGACGCGCGCCTCCGCGCCGGCCTGGCGCCGACGGCCGGGAGGACGCCCCGGTGGTAGCGGTCTCCCGCCTGAGCTTCCCCCTCCCCGACGGCGCTCGCGTCGAGCGCCTCGCGCTCGGCGCCGACCCCGGGGTCCAATTCGGCCTGGCGCTCGCCGCGCTGGTCGACGTCGCCGGCGCGCTGCAGTATCGCCCACTCGAGCTCTGCCTGCTCGGCCAGCGGGCGATCCGCTCGCCGAAAGCGCTCGCGCGGCCGGCGCTGGCGCCGACCTACCCCGAGATCCTCGCCGAGCTGCGCCGCATGCTGGCGGTCGCCGACGCGCTCGGCGACTTCGACCCCGCGCTGGTCTGCGAGGACTGGTTCATCGGGCCGAACGGCTCGACCGTGCGCGATACCGCGCAGATGTTCTACTTCGCGCAGGCCGCGGCGCAGGAGCTCGGCCTCCGCTTCCGCCCGGTCATGCACGCGACCTGGAAGGCCGCGACGCTCGGATCCGCGCGGCTGTCCTCCGACGACGCGGCGCGCGCCTACGGCAGCGCGGCGACCGCCCTCGTAGGCGAGGGCGCGCCCGAGCGGTGGGTGCCGCCGAGCGGTCGGGCGCCGACGGAGGCCGACGACGCCGCCGCGCTCTGCGTCGCCCGTTGGTACCTCGGGACGGAGGTCGCGCAGTGACCCGCGCCGGCTCCTCCCTGCCCGACATCCGCCCGCCGGGCGCCCGTCGGCCCCTCCCGCCGGAGGCGGTCCGCCGCCACCTGCAGGCCGAGGCCCTCCTGCGAGGCGAGCGCGCGGCCGCTCGCGCGAGCAAGGTCACGTCGCGTGAGTGCGCCAAGGACGGCAGCCACGCGGCCCTCGTCCTGCCGGACGCGCACCACCCGCACGCCGACCCCGAGTGCATGGCGATCGTCGAGCGCGTCGCCGCGCTCGTGCGCCCCCGCCGGATCGTCATCCTGGGCGATTGGCTGGAGTGCGCGGCGTTCACTGCGCACCCGCCCCGAAGCATCGCCGAGGAGGCGCTGCACGCCTATAGCGTCGAGATCGACCAGTGCGCCGCCTCGATCGATCGGATCGTCGCCGCGGCCGGCGGGATAGGTCCCGGCGCGGTGGAGGAGGTCGCCTACGTCGAGGGCAATCACGAGGCGCACGTCGAGCGCGAGTGTATTCGCCTCGGCGCGATTGGGCGCGCCGTTCACGACATGATCTCGCCCCGGCGGCTGCTCGCGCGCGGGCGCCCGTGGCTCAAGTGGACCCCCTACGTCGAGCACTACGCGCAGGACCGCCGGCCGCCGGCGCACCTCCGCGGGGGCGGCATGCCGCACTATAAGATCGCCAGCGACCTATGGGCGATCCACGGGTGGACCACGGCGACGCACGCCGCGGCTAAGCACCTGCAGATGGCGGGGACGGTTTCGATCGTACACGGGCACACCCACCGCCAGCAGTCGGTCACGGGCCGCTGCCTGGAGACCGGCCGGCTTGTCAAGGCATGGAGCCCGGGCTGCCTGTCGGATCTGCAGCCCGCTTGGCACCACACGAGCCCTAGCCAGTGGGCGCACGGGCTGAGCGTTGTCTACCTCGAGGACAAGTGCCGGCAGGTGCGGCACCCGCGCTGGACCGACTACACGATCACGATCGACCGCGGCGAGTGCGTGCTGCCGGCCGGGACGAGCGTCCGCGCGTAGGCTAGCCGAGCGCGTAGACGCGCGAGATCGCCGACGGGTCGGGGCCGCGGGCGACCCGCACGAGGCCCCGCCGCGCCATGTCGCGCAGGTCGGCGTCGCTCAGCGGGACGCGCGAGCGCGCGAGGCCGGCGGGATGGGCGCGCAGGTCGCGCAGGACAACGGCGTCGAGGGCGGAGGGCATGCGGACAGGTTGACCGCTGGCCGCGCCGAAGGCAAGGGCGCCCCGCGTGAGATTCGCCGCGCAAACCTTGCGCGGCGCGCGGCGCGCCTTACGCTGGCGGCGATGCTCCTCGGCTCTGCCGCTCAAGTCCTCGCCGGCGAGGCGCGCGCCCACGTCGCGCACGCCGACGCCCTCGACTTCCTCCGCTCGCTTCCGCCCGCCTGCGCCGACATCCTGGTCACGGACCCGCCCTACTCCAGCGGCGGCGCCTTTCGCGGCGATCGCGCGGTCGGCGGGACCGTGAAGTACGAGCGGACCGAGGCCGCGCGCTCCGCGGGCACCGCCCCCGAGATCGAGGGCGACACGCGCGATCCCGTTCGTCGGGTGGGGCGCGACCCCGGTCGCCGCGCTGCGCACGGGCCGGCGCTTTCTCGGCTGCGAGATCTCCGAGGCGAACCTGTCGACGGCGCTCGGCCGGCTCTCCGGTTCGGAGGTCGATCAGAGCTTGCCGAAGGCCGCGGCCTGACAGCCGCACTCGGCCGCGAGGGTCTCGCAGGTGGCGACGTCGTCCGCGAGCTGGACGCAGTAGTTCGCCAAATTCCAGCAGGTTTGACACGCCGGCGAGGACCGGCACATGCCCTGCAGCAGGTTCGCGTAGGGCTCGCCGATCTGGTGCGCGGCGGACGCATCGGCCACATACCAGCAGAAGTCCGCCGCGCTCACCTCGCAGGAGTCGGCGACCGGGCACTCGGCCGGCGCACCGGTCGTCCCACCGCTGGTCGTCGAGCTCGCGTCGGTCGTCCCGCCGCTGGTCGTATCCGCGCCGGTGCTGCCGGGCTCGCTGGTGGTCGGCGAGCCGGTCGAGCTCGCGCCGGTGGTCGCGCTCGTGATCGAGCCGACGGTGACGCCGGTCGACTCGTCGCCTTCCGTGTCGCCGGGGTCGGCGGGGCAGGCGGTCAGCGCGAGCAGCAGCGCCGAGAATAGGGTGGAGGCGAGGGGGAGCGGGGTGCGCGTGGAGACGGGCATGGGCTGAGCGTATAGACGGCGCGCCCTTGACGCAAGGGATCGATTGCGCGAAAGCGAGCGAGCCGGCCGGCGAGACTTTGCGCTGGGCTCGCCGGACCCGCCGGCCGGGGGAGGGCGGCCGCGCGTCGCGCGCGGCGCCGCGGCTACGCTGCCGCCGTGAGCCTGCCCGACCTCTCCGCCCTGCTCGACCCCCGCCGCCTCGAGGTGGAGGCGGACGCGGCGAACGCGGCCGCGGCCCGGCTGTCGATCGAGGACCTCGGGCGGCAGGTGTGCGCGCCGCGCTGGGTCGCCGGCCTCTGGTATACCGAGCTGATCGCCGACCACCTGGCCGCGTGCCTGCGCTACGTCCGCGGGCAGCCGGGCGGGATCAAGCGCCTCGCGATCGCCGTCCCTTTCCAGCACGGCAAGAGCACGATCGCAAGCGAGCTTTTCCCGGCCTGGGCGCTCGGGCAGGACCCCTCGCTGCGGGTCGTGGTCGGCATGTACGGCCTCAGCGAGGCCAAGATCAAGTGCGCGAATACGCGCCGATGGATGTCGCACGCGAATTACCTGCGGGCGTTCGACGCGCGTTTCGGCCCGGTGCGCACGATCGACGAGGAGGGGCGCGAGCGCGTCGACCTCGCGGAGAACGGCGCGCTCGCCTTTCGCGTGCGCAAGGTCACGAGCGCCGGCCGCGTGCAGGACCTCGGCGGGTCCTACATGGCGACGAGCCTGCAGGCCGGACTAAACGGCAGGCCGTACGAGATCGGGATCGTCGACGACCCCTACAAAGACCCGGGCGACGGCGAGGACGGCGCAGCCAACCCGCGCAAGCGCGCGAAGGTCGAGGAGGTCTTCGACGCGATCTTCGAGTCGCGCGAGCAGGCGCGATCCGTGCAGGTGCTCGTCTTCACGCGCATGCACCCCGAGGACCTCATGCAGTACGCGGTCGACAAGTGGGCCGCGTGCGGCATTCCTCACGCGGCGATCCGGCTGCCGGCGATCTTGGACTCCGAGGCCGAGCGCGCGCCGTGGGACCCGCGGCCGCTCGGGTGCGGGCTGTCGCAGGCGTGGAGGCCGGGCGCCCCCGAGGTCAAGGACGCCGAATGGTATCGACAGAAGCGCGCGAGCTTCGCCGCGCGGCCGTGGCTCTGGGAGACCTGCTGGCAGCAGCGGCCGACGCGCCGGGAGGGCGCGCTGTTCCGCGCCGAGTGGTGGCGGTACTTCGACCCGGCTGAGGTGCGCGGCGTGCGCTTCGATAACCTCTGGGTCTCGATCGACTGCGCGGCGAAGGCCGGCGGGGCGTCCTGGACCTGCGCGGACCTATGGGCCTCGAAGGGGGCCGAGGCGTGGAAGCTCGACGAGCTGCGCGGGCATTGGGACTTGCGCGCCTTCGAGCGCGAGCTGATCCGCTGGCTCCGCGAGTGGCGGGCCGAGAGCTGCGCGAAAGTGATCGAGGACGGCGGCTTCGGCCGCTACGTCGTGGAGGACCTCGCGGCGCTCGACAATCCGATCGGGGGCTTCATCCTGCAGGGGACCGGCGGCCTCTCCAAAGAGGCGCGCGCGACGATGGTAATCGACTTCGTCCGCTCCGGCCTGGCGCGGCTGCCTAACCCGGACGCCCCGCCGGTCGGCCGGATCCGGACCGACTGGACGCGCGAGCACGTCGCAGAGTGGGGCGCGTTTCCGACCAAGGGGCGCGCCTGCGACCGCGTCGACGCCGGGGTCTGGGGGCTGCGGCACCACCTCGACCGCATGCGGATCGACGAGAGCTAGCGCACGCGCCGGCCGATTGACAGCGGCCGCGGCGCCCGCCACACTGTCGGCATGTCGAAGAATCCCGCCCGCCCCGAATATCACGCCTTCGCCGCTGTCTTCGCCGAGATCGGCTCCGCGATCCAGGGCTCCGGCCCGACGCGCGAGGCCGCGCTCGAGGAGGCCGGCCGCGGTCTCGGCTCGACCGAGGGCCTCGAAGTCTACCCGGTCGGCCCGCGGCTCGCCGCGATGCTCGCCCTCGGCGACTACGAGATGACGACCCCGTTCCAGATCGAGCGGCACCTCAGCCTGGACGAGCCGCGCGCGGAGCTGCGCTTCCACGACGAAGGTGACGAGGCCCGCGCCGACGTGCGCGTCGCGTACGCCCGCGGTCGCGGCCAGTGGACCGGCCGCGAATGGAATGATTCGGATCGCGTCTGCCCGCACTGGACCGACAAGCAGATCATCCGGGCGTATCGGCAGAATGAGGGCCGGCTCGCCGTCACGGCCTGGGGCATCTCCGACGACGGCAGCTACGCCGCGCAGCAGTGGCACAGCGTCGTGCGGACCGCCCTGGCCGCGCTCGCCGCGGGAGTCAAGGGCCCGCCCGGCCTCCCTCTGGTCGAGGAGGCGTGCCGCACCCTCCGCGCCCTTGCGGAAGTGTCGGATATGGGCGTCAAGGCCAAGGCGACCGAGGCCGAGGAGGCCGCCGCCGACGCCCTCCGTGCCGTGCTCGCCGGCGAGGTAGACGAAGCCCTCGAGCAAGCCGAGCGCGCCGCCGCGATCGAGCGCGCCTTCGGCGACGACCCGACCTGGGGCCCGCTGCTCGCCGCGGTCCGGCGCTGGGCTGACCTCGTGCGCGACGCGGACGCCGATGAGGTAGCAGCGTGAGTCACAAGGTCCGCAACCCGTACAAGCCCATGCGCGCCTTCGCTGGCGCGCAGGAGGCCCGCCGGCTGTGCCCGACGTGGCGCATGGTGTCGGTCGTGCTGGACGCGACGGCACCGGGCCGCCCGTGGTATCGGCGCGCCTTCGCGCCGGACAAGCAGCCACCCCCGCAGAACACGCCCGGCGACGGCCTGCTGTCCTGGTGCGAACTCGACCACACCGGTAAGAGCACATGGCACGACGGCGCCCCGCCTGCCCCGGTCGGGGTGATCTGCGACCAGGAGTGGCAGCCGGTGCGCTCCGAGACCCCGGGCGGGCACAAGCTGCCGCGCCTGGACGCCTCCGCTGACGAGCCCGAGAGCGGCTAGGAAGGGCCGGGCGGTACGCTGCGGGCGTGCCGCGCTCCGCCCGCCTGTCGCCCCTCCGCGCTCGACCGACCCCCGCCGCTGCGCCGCGGCGCGACGCCGGCTACCAGATCGACCCGCTGGCCGGTGTTACGCCGGACAACGGGACAAACACGGTCGTAAACGTGCTAACCGGCCTCGGCATGCGCGGGGCCGACGCGAGCGTTTACGACCAATTCCGGCGGCCGCGCAGCCTCGGCGACCTCGAGGTCGAGGGGCTACTTACTAACGCGCTCGGCAAGCGGATCGCCGACCTGCCGGCCTACGAGGCGACCCGCGAGGGTTTCACGCTCCGCGCGACACGGTCGCCCGACGAGCTCGTCGCGGCCCGGGTCGCGCAGTATGTCGCCGAGCGCTCGGCCGAGCTCGACCTGCTCGGCTCGCTGCGCCGGGCGCGCTACTACTCGCGCGGCTACGGCTCGGCGCTGCTCGTGCTCGGGACCGAGGACGCCGTCCTGCGCGACGCAGACGGCAGGCCGTGCGGGCTCGACCTGGCCGGCCCGCCGCAGCCGGGGGCCCGCGTGCTCTGGCTCGGGGTATACGACTCGCGCTGGTGGCGCGTGCTCGCGTACGGGCGGCCGTGGTCGCCGCGCTTCCGCCAACCGATCGCGTACGCGCTGCGCCACGCCGACCACCCCGACGTCGAGGCGGACTACCGGCCGTGGGGCACGACGCGCGGCCGCGGCTCGGTCCCGTCGCAATTCGCCGGCGAGGCGCCGGTCCACGGGATGCGCGCCTGGCGCGACTCGACCTCCGACGGATATTCCATCTTCGACGGCCTGGCGCGCGACCTCGCGCGCCTGCTCGCTGGCGCCAAGGGTGCCGAGCAGGCGATCTCCAATTTCGCGGTCGGCGCGTACAAGATCAAGGACCTGTATGAAAAGGCGCGCCGGGACGAGGCCGGCCTCCGCGAGCATATCGAGGCGGTCGATAGCGCAAAGTCGTTCATGAACGCGCTGATCCTGGACAAGGACCGCGAGGAATTCGAGTACAAGATCGCGCCCCTGTCCGGAGTCGGGGAGACGGTAAATAGCCTCGGCTATCTGCTCTCGGCTGCGACCGGGATCCCCATGACCCTCCTCTTCGGCATGAGCCCCGGGGGATTCTCCGGCGGCGAGTCGGAGGAGCGGAATTGGATCAACTACGTCCGCAGCGTGCAGCGCGAGCTCGAGCGCGGCGCGCGGCGCGTGATCGACGCGCTGGTCGCAGAGTTTGCGGCGGCTCACCCCGACGTCCTGCCGAGCGCGGAGGCGTACGAGTACGAGATCGCCTGGCGATCGCTGGTCGTGCTCACCGCGCAGGAGGAGGTCGACATGCGCGCGAAGTGGGCCCTCTACATCGAAAACCTCGTAAAGAACGGGATTGTCCAGCCGCGCGAGGTGCGCGCGTCGGCCTTCGGCGGCGACTCCTGGACGCCCGAGGTCGCGCTCGACAAGTCCCTCGACGAGGACCAGGCCCGCGCGCAGGCCAACCTCGGCGCGGGCGAATTCGCGTCGGCCCTCGCGCTGGTGCAGGCGTACTATGCGCCGGGGTCTGTGATCCCCGAGCGGGCGGCTCGCGCGCTGCTTTCAACCGCCGACCCCGCCCTGCTAAACGTTGCAGACCTGATCATCCTGCCGCGCACCGCGGCCGAGGCCGCGAGCAAGGACCCGAGCGCCGAGGAGCTCGCGAACATCGCCGCGGGCGTAGAGCCCGCTGCGGCGGCCGCGACCGAGCCCGCTGCGCCGCCGCCCGGCGAGGACGGCCCGGCCCCCGCCGAGGACGCCCCTGCCGCGACCTGGCTGCCGGCCCCCGCGTGCGCCGAGCGCTGCGGCTGCAGCGCCGCAGCCGTCAAACGGCTCGCGGTCGAGGGCCTCGTCGCCTCGCGGCCCGGCGGCCCGCGCGGGGCGCGCCTCTTCTGCCTGGAGCACGTGCAGGAATACCTCGAGGGCGCGACCCGCGATCGGACGGCGCAGGAGTCCGACGAGCTCGCGGCGCTGGTCGACCCGTACCCCGGCGAGCACGCCGCCCGCCAGGCGGACCCGAGCGACTTCGCGCGCTTCCGCCGAAAGACCATCGCGCCCGGGGTCGCCCTGATCTACGGGCGGCGCAGCGGAGCGGGCGCGGGGTGGGAAGTGCAGTCCGTGCGGCTGGCGGTCGAGCGGTACACCGCCGCCGAGGCGCGCGAGTGGCTGCAGGAGCACGACTTCGGGGCGAGCGACTTCGAGCCGGCCGAGGACCGCGCCGAGGCCGAGGCCGGCCGCGCCGCAGCGGCGCGCGCCGACGCGCTGACCATCGCCGACCTGCTGCTGCTCGAGGACGAGGTCGAGGCGCGCGCCGACGCCGAGCTCTCCGAGGAGGAGCGCAAGGCGCGCGGGCGCGACTTCCGCCGGCTGGTCAATATGACCCCCAGCGAGATCCGCGCCCACGCCGAGACCGAGTGCAGCCGGCGCGCGTCGATCAAGCGCGAGACCGTGATCGCGCGCGTGCTGCGGCTGCTGGAGACGCCGCAGGGCGAGTGGACGCCGCGCGACTGGACCGACGCGGGGAAGGTCGTGGGCTACATCGCGCGCGCCAAGGAGATCCGCGCCTCGCGCCCCTCCTCGAAAGACTGCGCCAAGCCGACGAACACCTACGCCCTCATGAATTGGGGGCACAACCCCGACAAGTAGGCGAGGCCGCGGGACTTGCGCGGCGAGCGCCGCGCCTTAGCTTGCTCAGCCGCATGGCCGACCGCTTCTACTTCCTCGCCGCCTACTCCCACCAGCCCGACAAATTCGCGCCCGCGCAGGCCGCGGCCGTCGTGACCTTGTCGAGCACGACCGACTTCGCCGCCCGCACGGCCGAGGCCCGGACGCTCTCCGAGCGCCTCGCCATGCTCGCGTGCGGCTTCCGGGCGGCGACCCCCGCCGAGCTCCTCGCGGTCGAGGCGCCCTGCCTCCTGGCGCGCGAGGGGCGGACGGTCGCCGACGACCTGGCCGCGCTGTCTCGCCTGCTCGGCGAGGGGGTCCGGGTCGAGGCGGTCGCCCTGGTCCTGGCCGGCGCGCCGAGCGCTTGACGCGGCGCCGCGGCTGCGGGATGATGCCGCGCGATGCACCCGAAATTCTCCGATATCCCCGAGCTCCCCGACGGCAAATTCGCGCGCTGCGAGCGCGAGGTCGTCCGCTTCGACCTGAACGGGGGGCAGGGCCCCCACCTTCGCCTCGTGCTCTGCGGCAAGCGCGGGCACGCCGGCGGCCGCCAGATGCCCGAGGCGCAGCTCGAGGAATTCGACGGGCGCGACGCGCTCGACGTCGAGCGCTGGCGCCCCTTCGACCCCCGAGGGCGGGTCGACCTCGCCGGCCTCCTCGCCCACCTCTACCTGGCCCTGACCGGCCGGGCGCTCGCGTGCAAGCTCCCCGAGCGCTGCAGCCGGCCCGACGACCTCCTGGCCGCGCTGCGCGGCCAGCCGGCCGAGCAGCCGCCGAAGCCCTGCCGCCTGGCGGACGAGGGCGCCGAGCGCGCGGCCTAGCGCTTACGCTGCGCGCGTGCCGCCGCGCCCGCTCGCAGGTAAAGGAATATTCATCACGCACGACCCGGTAGGGGCAGGCCCGCGCGGCGAGGCCGAGTGGGACGATCTGGCCGCGAGCGGCGTGCGCTGGCTAGCGCTGCAAGTCGCGTGGCACCGCTCCGCGGGCGTGCCGCTCGTGCGGCCCGAGCTGACCCGGTCGCCGGGCCGGCTCGCGGCCGAGACCTACGCGGCGACCCGCCGCGGGCTGCAGGTGTGGTGGTGGGGCTGGCCGGTGCCCTCGCGCGTCGCGGACTTCCTGGCGGTCGCCGAGGCATCGCAGCGCGCCGCCGCGGAGGCCCCGCTGCCCGGGGGCAGCGCCGCGCCGGCGGGGTGGATCTTGAACGTCGAGACCGCCGAGCCGGGCGGCCGGGCGGCTTGGGCCGAGGGCTCCGAGGGCGCCGCCCGCGACCTGGTCGCGGGCATGCGGTCGCTCTGGCCCGGGCCGATCCTGGCGACCTCGCACGGGCGGCTCGCCCGCCGCCAGCCGTGGCGCGCCTTCGGCGCCCTCGACGGGGTCCTGCCGCAGGCGTACGACCCCGACTGCTCGCGCGGCGCCGGCGAGGACGGCTCGACCTTCGCCTCGCGCTGCGCCGACTCCTACCGCGAGATCTTCGGGGCGCGGCAGGTCGCGCTCCTGCTCGGCGCGAATGCGACCGCCCCCGCGTGCATGGCGCAGGTCGCCGGCGACGCGGTCGCGGCGACCGACGGCGCGCTGGCCTGGTGGTCCTGGACCACCCTGCGCAGCTCGGAGGCGAAGCGCGCCGTCGTCGCGTCGGTCGCTCTCTAGCCGAGGGCGGCGCGCGCCGCGGCGAGCCCGACCGGCTGCGCGCGATAGAAGCCCTCGGCTGTCGCTGGTCGCAGCCAACCCTCCCGCGCCGCGTCCGCCGCGGCCCGTCGCAGGTAGGGCGGGATCAAGTGCGGCGCGCCGGGGCGCTCGCCCTCCTTCTGTAGCAAGAGGCGGGCCAAGCTCGGATTCATGGATACAGCGCGAGACATAGGTCCGGACATCTTCGCTCGCCGACCGGCCGGCCGCAAGCGAAGATTTTGCGCGGTCGCGCTCTTGACACGGCGCCGCGGGTGATTATGAGAAATCTCCGTGACTAAACGCACGACTCCAGCCAAGGGGCGCGCGAACGCGCCGTCCACCCGCAGCCTCGGCCCCGCGCAGGAGCGGCCCGACCCCGGGCTCGAGATCCTCTTCGGGTGGCTCGCGCGCCAGCCGCGGCGCACGCCGGACGAGCAGATCGCGCTCGCGCGCGAGTATCAGGCGCGCCGGCTCGAGCTCTGGCTGGCGCTGCTGCGCGAGTCCCCCGACGCCCGCGCCGCGATCGAGGACGAGGCCGAGCGCGAGGGCGCGGCCCCCTGCGCCGAGCTCGAGGCGCTGGCGACCTTCGCGCGCTCGCGCGACGCCGGCTTTCGGCTGTCGCGCGACTTCCCCTCTGCCGCCCGCCGCGAGCGCGCCGCCGCCGAGCGCGCGAGAAAGACGCTCTGCGAGAGCAACCTGCGGCTCGTCGTCGCGCAAGCCAAGCGGTATCGCGCGCCGGCCGATCCGCTCGTGACCCTCGCCGCGACCCTGCCGTTCGCGGATTTGATCCAGGAGGGCACCTCGGGCCTGCTGCGCGCGTGCGACCTCTTCGACCCCGACCTCGGCTGGCGCTTCTCTACCTACGCCTGCTGGTGGATCCGCCACGGGATCAATCGGGCGCTCGCCGACCAGTCGCGCACGGTGCGCATTCCCCCGCATGTCGCCGACCAGATCGGCAAGGCGAGCCGCGTCGAGGGCGCCTTCCTGGCGCGGCTCGGGCGGCTGCCGACCGACGAGGAGCTCGCGGACGCGCTGCGGATCTCGGCCCGCCGGGCAGGGCTGGCGCGTCGCGCGACCGCTGCGGCGCGGGTGCTGCCGCTCGACCCGCCCGGCGAGGGTGAGGACGGCGCGGCCGACGGCGACGCCTTCGGCGCCGACGAGGGGTCGGGGCGCGCCGCCTCCGACTCCGACGCCTGGGGCGAGGTCGAGGCCGCGCTGCTGCGCGCCGCCGACGGGGGGAGCGCCGCCGAGGAGGACGAGGCCGAGCGCGCGGCCGGCGCCATGACCGCCGACGCCCTCGACGCCCTGGCGCCTCGGGCCGCGGCCGACGCAGCGGTGGTCGCGCAGCCGGACCCCGACGGCAAGGCCGCGCGGCCGGTGCCCGCGCGGTCGCCGGGCTTCGCCGGCCCGGGCCGGCCCGCCGATCGGGCGCGGATGCGCGCGGCCCTCGAGCTGCGGTGGGGCATGCGCGGCCGCGCGCTCACGTACGACGAGGTCGCCGAGGCGCTCGGGGTCGGGCGGGAGCAGGCGCGCAAGCTGTGCGCGGCGGCCGAGGCTTTCGTACGCGACTGGACCGCGCCGCTCCGCTCGAGGTAGGCGGCGCAGCGGGCGCGCCGCTTGCGGCGGGCGCCGGACGCCTTATCCTCCGCGCCGTGAACATCCTGCTAGCGATCCTCCTCGCGGCCCTGTCCGCGGTCCTCCTCTTCGCCGCGTACGACGCCGGCGCCCTCGAGCGCCGGTGGCGCCCGGCCGCGCTCTACCTGCTCGTCGGCCTCGCGCTCGCCGCCGCCTCGTGCTCGCTGGTCGCCGGGGGCTAGGCCGTACGCTGCGCGCGTGACGCGCCCCGCCTACCATGTCGACGTAGCGACCGCCGCCGCGGTCAATATCGCGCAGCCCTCGGGGTCGGTCCAGGTCTCGGGGTTTCCGGCGAATTCTAAGTTTTCGTCAGCTAACGCGAATTGGCTGTTTCGTCGGCTCGGCGAGTGGTCGCGCGAGCTCGACGCCGCCGGCCTGCGGATCTCGCACCTGCTCGACTCGACCGAGGTCATGCTGGTCGAGGGCAACGGGGTCTCCGTGCCAACCGGCGCCGGCCTGGGTCCGCTCACCCCCGACGACGGCGGGGTATACCTGCTCGGCGGCCGGCTGGTCGACCTATCGGCGGCGGCGATCGCGTCAAAGTACGCGGCCGCCTGGACCTTCGCGGCGGGGTCTGTCACCTATATCCATGCGAAGGTGGAGGACTCGAGCGCGGGCTCGGCCTACGGCGCCGTCTACCTGTCGCTAAACGTCTCCGAGCCGGGCTATACCGCGATCGCTGCGGTCACGACCGACGCGACCGACGTAACCTCCGTCGCGTCGCTGGCGACGGGCCGGCGCGTGATCTCGCCCGACCTTACCCTGGTCGGCGAGGCGTCGCTGCAGGGGTCGACTGAGATCATCGGCTCGGGCCTGACCGTCTCCGCGCCGACCACGTTTAGCAACACCTTCTCCGGCTCGATCTCGAGCGCGTCGACCCTACTCGGCCTGTCGCAGGCGGGGGCCGGGTACGCGCTCGACGCGCTCGGTAGCGGCTCGGGCACGACCGCGCGCGTGCGCGCGACGGGGTCTGGCTCGGCCCTCGAGATCGCCGGGGGCACGGGGTCGACCGCGGTCTCGATCTCCGGCGGAGCGGGGCAGGGCGCGCTCCTGGTCTCGGGCGGCAGCGGCGCGAGCGCGATAACGGTCAACCCGTCTGGAGCCGCCGCCGGCCTGACCGTCAACGGCGCCGGCTTCGGGGTCGCCGCGATCGTCGCCTCGGGCGGCAGCGGCAATACCCCGGCGCTCTCGGCGACCGGCGCGGGCACCGCTGCGGCGGTGGTAGCGACCTCGTCCTCTACCGCCTCGTCGGTCGGCCTCTCCGCGACGGCGGGGTCGACCACGTCCAGGGCCATTTCGGCGACCGGCTCGGCGACCGGCGGCGCGACGGGCAGCCGCGCGATCTACGCCGACGGGCAGCAGGGCGCCGGGATCGAGGCTCGCAGCTCCGCTTACTACGCCGCGCTGGTCCAGGGCGACACCTCCTCGCCGGCCTACCCCGCGCTGCGGGTGGTCGGGCAGGACGCCGACCCCTCCGACACCCTCTTCGGCGGCCTGGTCGCGCAGTCGACCATGAATCAATGGCGCTTCCCGGTCCCGGGGTACGGCTACCGCTCGGTCATGAGCATGGGCCGGGCCGGCGGCGGCTCGGCCCTATACGCGTGCAATAACGCGACCGGGACGGAATACACAGAGAACGCGGGCACTTGGACGACGACCCTCACGGCCTCCGCGCTGGCGGCGGACGGCAACGGGTACTACGGCTTATCCGTCGGCGCGAAGGTCCTGATCCGCGTGACCTGCGAGGCGCGCTCGCTGTCTGCAGCGGCCGCGAACATCGTAAACATGCGCCTGATCGATTCCGCGCTCGGCACCGGCAGCCCGATCGCCACGCGCTCGGGCGCCGGCCCCTCGGCCACGAGCGGATTCGAGCTCCTGTCGCTGACCACCACCTACCAGCGCTCGATCTCGTGGGTGGTCGAATACACCCCGTCCGCGAACGGCGACCTCTCGATCTACCTGCAGATCCAGCGCGGGACCGCGAACGGGATCCGGATCCGCGACCTGTCGATCGAGATCCTCGGCACATTCTAAGGAGGGCGGGGCGTGGCTGCGACTTACGACTACCAGGCGGACGCCGACGAGCGGATCCCGCCCCTCCTCGCGGAGGGCGCGAATTTCGCCAAGATCGTCGAGCTCTGCGCCGCGCGGTGGCAGGCGCTCGACGACCTAGCAGTGGAGCTCGCGGCCTACGTCGACCTCTCCGAGGAGGCGGCAGCGCCCGGATGGATGCTCGACCTGATCGGCGAGTGGCTCGGCGAGCCGCGCCGCGGGGCGTGGTCGGACGCCGACTACCGCTACGCGCTGCGGGTGCGCCAGCGCACGCGCAAATCTGACGGCACCTGGCGCGATATCTACGAGGTCGCGCGGCTGCTGCGCCCGGACTCCGCGACCTCCGACGTCACGGTCGACGGCGCGCCGAAGTCGGTTATTGTGGATATTCCCGCGCTGACCGACCCCGTGCGGCTCGATATCGCCCAGCGCGCGCTGCTGCGCACGGTCGAGGCGACGACCGAGGTCGCGCTGACCGTGTCGACCGACGGCCTCGCCTTCACCTTCGACGACCCCGACCTGGGGTGGGATGTCGGCCTCCTGGTCGACTACGTCCCCTAGCGGCTGCGCTTGACGCGGCGGGCGCTCCGCCGTAAGGTCGCGGGGTATGCCCCTCGCCACCGCGCAAATCCACGTCCACGCCCTCGAGGACGAGGACCCCACCTCCGCGCTCATGCGCTCCCTGACCGACGCCGCCGACCACCGCTGGCCGCCGCCGCCTCCGCCGCCGGGCGGCGACGTCCCGACGGTCGCCTGGTATCGCCTGGCCCACCGCGAGTGGATCCGCGCGTGGAGGGCGAGCGCCGCGCTCGAGGCCGCGCGAGCGCGCGGCTGGTGGCTCGCCGGGGCTGGCCTGGCGGTCGGCCTGGCGGTCGGCGCACTCGCCGCCTCGGCCTGCTAGACGACGGTCACGGATACGATGTCATTATCCGCGCCCGTGTAGGTGCCGACAGACAAGCCGAGCGCGGCCAGCAGACCCGCGGTCGAGCCCGGGCGCACTTCGATCGAGGAGCTCGCGCCGGTCGTGTCGGACGCGATCTTGAGCTTGCTCACGACTGCCGACGCCGTGGCGCCGGTCAAGGCGCCGGCGATCTCGTCCGCGACATCCTGCGCGGTCATGGCCGCGCCGCCGGTGAAAGTGATCGTCTGGTCGCCGCCGCCGTCGACGGCCAGCACGAGCTGCCACCCGTTCGTAACGGCGAACGGCTGCGAGACCGACCCGACCACCTGGCCGGGGGTCGCGGCGTTGCCGATCGTCGCGAGCTGGCGGTTCGTCACGGCGAGCGTCGTCGCGCCGGCGCCGCCGGGGTCGAGGTCGAAGAGGACGTCCACGTCGACGACCGAATTCGTCGGCAGCGCGTCGACGATCGCGCCGACGAACCACGCCTGGTGCAAGTCCTGCCCGGGCGCGAGCTGCGCAGCGCGCGCGGCGACGGCTGCGCGGACCTGGTCCTCGTAGTCGCTCGGGAGGTCCTCCTCGGCGCCGGTCGAGGTGAGGGTAACAAGGGCGTACGCCTGCAGCTCCTCGACGCGCGAGAAGAGGACGTCGAGCGGCCGGCCGTCCGGGCGCTCGACTTCGACCGTCGTATTGCCGAAGGTCCCGGTATCGCCGCAGACGACCTCGAAGAGGGCGTCGGCGACGTCCTGGTCGGAGCCGCCGACTACGAGGGCCTCCACGGTCTTACCTGGCACGCCGTTTGCATTCGTCACCAGGGTGCGGTTGTTATCGAGCGCGACCGAGGTCACGCCCGGCACTCGCAGCAGCGCGGCGACGATCGCTTGCTCGGTCCCGCGCGCGACCGACTCCGACGCGACGAGCCGAGCACGGAAGGTCGGATCGTCCTCCTCGAGCTCGCCGACCTGCAGGCTGCCGAGCGACTCCACGCTATCCCACCCCGTCGTCGCTGTGACCACCTCCCAATCCGCCGAATTCTCCTCGGCCTCCACCGCGCCGTCGTCCTCGGCGCGCAGCTCGACGTCGACCGTGCCGCCGCCTCCGATCGTCGCGCCCGTGCCCGGCGTGCGCCAGAGCGACCCGTTCGGCGCATAGCGCACGAGCTTATTCGCGCAGTCGGTCCCGGGCGTGCCCGAGAGCCGGCCCTGGATCGTCGACTGCGACGGGCCCTGCCGCGGGAGATCGCCCGTGATCGTCGCCAGCCGGTCGAGGATCCGGCCCTGCGCCCCGTCCCGGTAGAGGCTGTCGAGGACCGAGGCGAGGAGCGCCTGGTAGACCGCCTCGCGCCGGGCCTGCAGCGCGATCAGCACTGCGAGCGGCGAGGTCGCCGACTCGACGTCGTGGCCCGGAAACGCCCCCGCCGCGGTAAACTCGGTCTTGAGCTCGGCGAGGATCTCGGCGAGGGTTTGGATCTGCAGGCCGGAGGTCGTGAGGGTCGCGGGCACGCCCGCAGCGTAGGCGCGCAGCGCGCCGCGCCGTTGACGGCCTCGGGGCCGCCGCTACGCTGCGGGCGATGCACCTCGCCGCCTCCGCTCCTCCCGCGCTGCCGTTCCCGTCTCCCCTCGCAGAGGGAGATCGGTGGGTGTTCGCTTTTGAGCAGGAAGGGGGCGCCGTCGTCTATCGGCAGGCCGTGATCGCGCAGGTGCGGACGGAGCGCGAGCTGGTGCTCTATATCGGCCCGAAGCGCTACCCGATCCCCTGGACCGAAGTGCCCGCCGCCTTCGCTCACGCGGCGCGCGGCACGCTCCGCGGCGGCCGCTTCATCTCCGCGGACACCCCGCCGCCCTCGGCCTCGCAGAGCTTCCCCCGCCTGCCTCCGCCTGAGCTCGACGCTCCGCCGCTGCCTCCGCCGGTCGTCGCGCCGCCGGTCGCCGTCGCAGCCGAGCCCGCGCTCCTGCCGGAGGCCCCGCCGGCGACCCCCGCGGCTGCGGCGCCGCCGGTCTCGGCTCCGACTCCCCGAGGCCGCCGCCGAGGCTAGACCCCGGTGGGCGCCAGCGACACGGGGGCGACGAGGTCAAGGTCGCCGCCGGCCGCGAGGAGCGTCGCCAAGACCAGGTAAGCCCGCCCGCCGACCCGGCGCCAGAGCGCCAGCGCGGCGTCGCCGGCGGCTGCCGCTTGCGCCTCCGACTGCAGCGCGCGGAGCTCGACCGCGCGCACGGCGACCACGCCCTCGACCGCCTCGAGGACCCGGCGGATCTCGACCTCGGGCGGGATCAGCGGGTATCCCGGCGAGGGGTCGCGCCCGCGCATACCGCGCAGGATCTCCCCGTCGACCCCGACGCCCTCGTCGAGGAACCAGTCCCCCACGGCTATGCGCAGAGCGTCGCGGAGCCGCTGCAGCGTCGCCGCCGGCTCGTCGAGCGTCTCCAAGCGGGCGACGCCCTCGGGCAGGTAGAGGTCGAGCGCCCCCGGCGTCCCGTCGTCGAGCGCGCTCCCGTACTCCATGCGCAAGATCTTCGACATGCGCGCGCAGCGTATCCGGCGCTTGACGCGGCGGGCGCTCCGCGCTTCGAGCGCTCGCCGAGGACGGCGAGGACGTGGTCGTAGACGCGCTCGAGGCCGAGGAGGTCGCTGACAAGCTGCGCGCGATCGCGCGCTTCCTCGAGCAGTTGCCCGACTAGGCGACCGCGTGCGCTCGGCAACGACGACGCCGTTTGACGCGGCGCGGAGCGGGGCACACCTGCGTCGCCCGGGCGGCCGCTTCGTCGAGCGCAGCTGGCCTGTGCTCGTCTTCGAGCGCGCCTAGACGGCCGCGACCTTCGTCGCAGCGACGTCGTTTGATCCGGCCAGCCAGCCGGCGAGCGCAGTCTTGAGCGCGTCGCCGCCGTCGTTCGGCACAGGCACCCAGGCGTTGATCGCAGTCTTGAGCGCGTCGAGCCGGGCCTGCACTAGGGTTGCCAGCGCGACCGCCGCCGTCGCGTTGGCCGCGCCGAGCAGGACCTTCGCCGAGCCCGACCCGGGCACGATCGCCACCTGGCCTGCGGGCGTGACCTCGATCGACCAGGTCCCGTCGTCCGCGCCGAGGCGCCAGCCGGTCGCGGGCACCACGACGTCGTCCGCGCCCGAGCGCAGCCCGGGGCGGAAAACCGCGTTAGCTAGGTTGAATTGCTGCGAGCCGAAGGGGTCGGCGACGCCGCCGGAGGTCTGCCACGCGTCCAGGCTGCGCCCGGTATTGCAGAGCATGCCGACCTCGCCGACCGCGATCTCTCCCGTGAGGTGCATCCCCGCGAGGCCCGGCCATTCGACGGGCACCCACCCCACCAGGGGGTAGTCGCCCACGGCCTCGTATCGCGCGTTGCCCGCGTCGTCGGTCGACTCCTCGAGGACCTCGCCAGCGTCGGCGCGCAGGTCGTCCGGGTTGTCGAGCGGTCGCCTGTACTTACGCGCGAGGCGCGCGACGACCTGCGCCGGTCGACCGGCCGACGGCGCGCGATACTGCTCGACGATCGCCGGGTAGCAGGTCTCGACCTGCAGCAGCGCCGAGCGCACGATCCCGCGCGCGAATGTAGTCGTGGAGGGCCATGCGATCTCGTCGTCCGCCTGTGGCACGCGCGCAGCGTATCCCTTACGCTCCCGAGGTGAGCGAAGTCACCGAACGCCCCGCCGTCCTCGTCGCCTGCGCCGACTCCCTGGAATACCTGCGAGCGATCCCGGACGGCACCTACCACGCGTGCGTCACGGATCCGCCCTACGGCCTCGGCGACCCGCCGGACCCGGCCGACGTGCTCCAGCAGTGGGCGACGGCGGGCGACTGGCATCCGCGGTCGGGCAAGGCCAAAGGCTTCATGGGGGCGGCCTGGGACAAATTCGTACCCGGCCCCGCGATCTGGCGCGAGGTCTACCGCGTCCTGAAGCCCGGCGCGTACTGCGCGGTTTTCGCCGGGACGAGGACGTGGGACTGGATGTCGCTCGCGCTCCGGTTCGCGGGCTTCGAGGTCACGGATACGCTCATGTGGCTCTACGGGCAGGGCTTCCCGAAGGGGGGCGACGTAGGCAAGCGGATCGACGAGATGCTCGGGGCCGAGCGCGAAGTCGTCGGCTCGAAGCTCGGGCGCCCCGGCATGGCGAAGGACGGGAGCAATCAGCGCAGCGGGTGGGATGTCGCGTTCGGCGCCGAGGGCGACGGTCGGCCTATGAGCGCGGACATCACGGCCCCGGCAACCCCCGAGGCGGCCCGGTGGCACGACTGCTCCACGACCCTCAAGCCGGCCTGGGAGCCGATCATCCTCGCGCAGAAGCCGCACCAGGGCAGCGCGGCGCGAAACTGCGTCGAGCACGGCGCGGGGGCGCTCAGGGTGGGGGCGTGTCGGATCGGCTGGGCGTCGGAGGCAGACAAGGAGGCCGGCCGGCCGGCGTCGTTCTCGAAGGCTCACGCCGGGTTCGACGGCAAGGCGTTTGGGATTGCCGACCGTTCGCACCGCGATCCAGCGGCAGAGCAACCAGCCGCGGGTCGCTGGCCCGCAAACATCGCGCTCGACGAGGAGGCCGCGGTTGCACTCGACGAGCAGCTGCACGGCGCTGGCAACAAGTCGCCTGTCGCGTTCTCGCGCGTCGGCTACGAGGGCGGATGGAAGCAGATCCCGGTGACGCAGCACGACCGCGGGGGCACGCCGTCGCGCTTCTTCTACTGCGCGAAGGCGAACAAGGGCGACCGGGACGAGGGTCTGGACGGCGACGCCCGCAACCGCCACCCGACCGTCAAGCCCGAGGCGCTCATGCGGTGGCTGTCCCGGCTCGTGTGCCCGCCGTGGGGTGAGCTTCTGGATCCGTTCGCGGGGTCCGGCTCCACCGGCAAGGCGGCCGCACTGGAGGGCCTGCGGGCGACGTGCGTGGAGCGCGAGCCTGACTTTGCCGAGGTAGCGCGGGCGCGCGTCGCCGCGGCGCTGCGCCGAGCGGCGGAGTCTGCGCTGGTCGCGCCGGCCGAGATCGCGCCGGCCGCGGCCGCCGCTTGACGGGCGGCGCGGCGTGCGCAAGCTGAGGCGCGATGACCGCCGCCGACTACGCCGCCTACCTCGACGCCTACACCCGCCAGACGCAGGGTGACGCCCTGCCGCCGCTCACTCCCGCCGCCTCCGACGCGCCGACGCTCGCCGCCCGCGCCATGGGCGTCTACCACGCCTCGAATCGCCAGGGGCCCGCCCCGCGCTTTGCCGTCGCCCGCGTGATCGACAGCCTCCTGCAGGAGGCCGCCCCGACCGCGCCGACGCCGCCTGCGCCCCGTTGACACGGCGCGGCGCGCGGCGCACAATCGCCGCGATGCTCAGCCCCGAGACCTCCACCCCCTCCACCTCGACGCCGACCCCGAGGCGCGGTCGCCGCTTCGCCCGCGCGCTGCGCCGCCGCGAGGCCCTGCAGGACCTCGCCGACCTCGACCCGCTGGTCCGCGACAGCCGCGGCACGGTCTACCGCCGCAGCTCGCACGAGGCGCTCCGCGCCCGCGTCGACCTCCTCGCCTCGCAGCAGCGTGCGGCCCGCGTCGCCGAGGAGCAGCGCCGGGCTGGCGCGCCGGCCGCGCTCGACGCCGCCCGCGCCGCGTACGAGGGCGCGGAGGCGTCGCTCGCCCGCGCGGTCGAGGCCGACCTCGGCCGCCGCGAGGTCAAGCGCCGCGAGGCGGCCGTCCGCTACGCCGCCCAGACGGTCCGCGACGCCGTGACCTTCGCCGCCGCGGTCGAGGCCGAGGCGCTGCCGCCGCTGCCGCGGGTCTCGGCCCGGAACGTCCAGGTCGGCCAGCCGGTCGACCTGCCGGCGGTCGACGTCGCGCCGCGCAACCGCTACGCGATCCGGCCCCCGGGCCGACGCTAGACCGCCTGGCGCAGCCCGGTCGGGCGCAGCGAGAGCGCGCTGGTCCACTCGGTCGACCAGGTCGAGCCCCGATGCTCGACCTGGTCGATCCGATAGGTCGCCGATAGACCTACCTGCGAGCCGTCCTGCCGCTGTAGTAGCACCTGCAGGCCGGGCTCGAGGCGGTAGTCCAGGAGGGCGTCCGCCTCGACGTAGCCGCGCGCGACCGTGTCGGCGCGCAGCAGGGTCCGGCCCTCCACGAGGACCACGGCCTCGTCCAGCGCGAGCTCGCTCGCGCCGACCGTGATCAGGCGGCCGCTGTTCCAAAACGAGCGCAGGCCGAGGGTCTTTAGGACGTCCTCGTTAGAGGCGGCCCACGGGCCGAACGCGACGAAGCCCTGGGCGGGGCCGTCGTAACCCTTGCGCTGGAGCAGCTCGGGGGCCGCGGCTTTGAACGCGTCGGCCGGCTCCTCGCCCTCGAGGACCGGGATCGCCGCGCGCAGGATCTCCTCGATCGTGAGGAGGTCGGTATTGCCCGTCGCGGATTCGCTCACGAATCCGGATTTCCACGCGATCCGTCCGTCCTGCGCCTTGATCTCGGTGCGCCAGTCCGCGCCCTCGCGCCGGTGCTTTACCTCCATGACCTCGGCCGAGAGCAGGAGGCCGTAGGCCCCGCCCGGCCGGCCGGCCTCGACGGCGACCCGGCCGATCTGCCGCAGCGACCGCTCGCGGTAGGCGCGCTCGAGCGCCTCGTTCGCCTGCCGCGTGATTCGCTCGCGTCGCTCGCGGGACAGCCCCCAAACCTGCAGCGCCAAGGGCTGCGGCTCGATCAGCGTGTGGCGCGAGACCGCGAAGGACGCGTCGAGGCCGAGGCTCGCCGCGCCGCCCGAAGTCGCGCGCGAGTCGTCGTAATCGACCAGGACGACGTCCTCGTCCTCGCCGCCCATGCGGAGGGTCGCGCGGAGCCGCCGGCCCCACTGCGCAGTCGACGCAGGCACGGGCGCAGCGTAGCCGCGGGCTTGACGCCGCCCGCGCGGCGCGGTATGTCGCGCGGGTGAGCTCCGCCCGGGTGGACTTTCGCGCGTTCGCTGCCGCCGCCGGCACCGTCGAGGTCAGCCGGGCCTCCGCCTCGGGCGCCGTCTGCCTGGCGGTGGAGGACGCCGCCGGCTCCGCCGCGGCGACGCTCGAGCCCGACGAGGCGGTAGCCCTCGCGCTGCACCTGCTGCGGGTCGCCCGCGGCGAGGTGGTCGCCGAGGTCGTCGCCCGCGTCCTGCCGCGATAGGGCGCCGCGTACGCTGCGGGGGCATGGCGACGCCCCCCGCGAGCTTTATCCCGTGGCGACGGTACAAGGACGCGCTCGGGTGGTGGGCGCTAGAGGCGCTCGGATTCGACCCCGAGAGCGACTTCGACGTCGACGCGAATCCGGTCCTATGGGCCGACCAGGGGGAGGAGCGCCCCGGCCTGCCCTACCTCGAGCTGCTCGTGGTCGGCGGGCCGTCGCGCCGCGGGGGGCAGGATCACCGCCGTCCGCCGGAGCAAGCCCTGGCGACGCAGATCGTGACCATCCTCCCCTCGGCTGTCGCCGCCGCCGGCGACGCGCTGCGCCTCCGCGCGTGCGGGGAGCTTTTCGAGCGCTCGGCCGAGGCCGGCGACGCGGTCGGCGACGCTCGCGACGCGCTGCTCGCGCTCATGCAAGCGTCGATCCAACCGGGCTACACGGCCGCGGCGTCGGGGGGCGCCTCGATCCTGCTCACCGCGGAGCGCGTCGGGTCGCTCTGGGGGGTCGAGGCGCTCGCCGGGTGCGAGCTCGGCGCGTCGACCTCGGCGCTCGCCGAGCTCGTCGTGGGCAAGCGCGAGCTCAAGATCCGCGCCACCTGCTACGGCGCGCCGGACGCAGACGACGCCGACCCGTCGCCGGCGGAGTGGGTCGGGATGCTCCAGGACGCCGCGGCCTCGCCTGCCGCGCGCGAGCGGCTGCGGGGGCAGGGGCTCGTAATTACGCGCGTCGACGCAGTGCAGCAGCGCGTCTCGGCGCTGTCCGGGCCCGAGCGCGAGAATCGCGCCGCCCTCGAGCTGACCCTCGCGTTTTCGGTCGTGCGCGGGACCGCCCTCGCCTCGTGGGTCGACGCCGTGACCGTGACGCCGATCGCGCCTTGACAGCGGCGCGGCGCTGCGCTACCGGGGGCCGATGCAGTCCGACCAGCCCACCCCCTCCCCGCGAGACAGGATCGCGGAGTGCCTGCGGGTCGCCAGGACGGCCCCGCGACCCGGCTCGCTGCGCTTCGAGCGCCTCCTCGAGCGCTGCGTCGCCGCCTACCACTGGAGCCACCCGATCGCGGTCGAGGAGGTCGTGATCGACCAGCTTCGCCGAGGCAGCCGCTACAGGGCGAGCCGCCCGATAGACGACACCCCCGGCGGGGTCGAGCCGACCTAGCGCCGAGCGAAGCGAGCGACCTCGGAGGGGCTCGCGCCCCGCACGAGGCCGGCTTGCTCCATGGCTCGCTGGCGCAGCTCTGCTCGCGCCTGCGAGAAGTCCTGCCACGCGGCCGCGCGGTCGGCGGCCTCCACCCCGAGACCGCGGACCTGCTCCAGCCGGTCGAGCGACCAGCGGTCGAGCGCGTCGACCATCGCCGGGATCGCGCGGCCTCGCGCGTCGAAGCAGTAGCGCTCGAGCAGCCAGCGCTCGAAATTCGGCAGCGGGTCGCCGTGACGCGTCCGCTCGGCCGACTCGTCGCCGGGGACGACGGCCTGCGACACGCGCACCGCGCCGGACTCCAGGGCGGCCGCGAATTCACGCGCCGCCGCGGAAGAGGGTCCCGCCCGGACTACCCGAGCCGGCGAGCGAAAGGGCCCGTGTTCTCCAGCAGCAGCGCCCACCAGAGGCGAAAGATCTCGTCGACGCGGCCGGCGTAATACAGCTCGAGGCCGGTCATATTCGCGCGGGCGTCGTCCTCGGCGCCCTTGTCGGTCGCGTCGTACACGAGGCGGATCGAGCCGTCCGGCTCGCGCCGCGACAGCCGGGCGTCGGAGGCCATGCGCTTGAACGCGCTGATCCAGTCGTAATCCGAGGCGGCCTCGACCAGGTCGCCGAGATACCCCGCGGCGGCGGCCTTCGACAGGCGCTCGGCGAAGTCGCCGTCGACCTGCGCGCCGGCGGCGAAGAGGTCGGCGACATGCCGGCCGAGGGCCTTGCACACCGCGCGGAAGTGCGCGATCGCCGTCGAGGCGGGCCACTTCTGGAAGCTGTAGACAGGGGCGCCGGGGCCGGTCGGCAGGCCGTACTTCGCGGAATCGAGCAGGGTAGGGGTCACGCGCGCAGCGTAGCGCCCGCCGCTCCGCGGCCGCGCAGACGCCGGAGCCAGTAGGACATCGCGCGCCCTGCCCACGCGCGCTGCGGCTCGTAGGGCTCGTAGCCGCAGCGGACCAGGCTGCGCATGCTCGGGACATTCGAGGGGAGGACGTAGGTCACGCACATGCGCGCGCCCTCGCGCCGCGCCCACCGCTCGCGCAGCCGGATCGCCGCCCGCTGCAGCCCCCGCCCGCGCCACGCTTCGGCGACCCCGGCGCGCGACAGGAAGGCGGCCTCCCCGCCGTCGACCAGGACAGCCGAGCAGATCGCCGCGACCTCCGCGCCGTCGCGGAGGAGCCAGCGGGCGTGGTGCTCGCCGGGCAGGTCGTCGCCGGGCAGGATCTCCCGGTGCGCTTCCGCCCAGAGCTCGAAGTCGCGCGCCGACCTGCACCTTCGCCACCGCACGGCCGCAGCGTACCCGCCGGCTCGCGGGCCGAGCTTGACGCGGCGGCCGCTGCGCTGCATAGTGCCGAGCGTGGATCGCCTGCCCGACCCGTACACCTGCACCGCTGCCGTGCTCCTCGTCCGCCGCGAAGCCGGCGGCCCCCTCCTCACGGTGCGCGGCCCGAGGGGTCTCGGGTTCCCGGGCGGCAAGCGCGAGCCGTGGGAGTCGCCGATCGCGTGCGCCCTCCGCGAGGCCCGCGAGGAGTGCGGCCTCGAGCTCTCCGCGGCGGCCGCGCGCTACATCGGCGAGCGGCGCACGACCGCGGGGCACGCGGTCGCCCTGATCTGGCTGCCGCCGATCGGCGCCGTCGACCTGGTCGCCGGCCCGGCCGGCGCGCCGGAGTGGGTCGACCCGGCCGAGCTCTGCGCCGCGCCGGCGCGGCACCCCGACTGGAATACCTGGGCCGTCGCCGAGGGCCTGCGCTACGAGCTCGACCCCGCGCCCTTCGACGCAGAGCGCGAGGTCGAGCCGGACATCGCCGCGATGCTCGCCGACGCCGCCGAGGCAGCCGCGCGCCGCGCCGCTCGTGCCGCCCAAGCGCAAGCGCCCGCCCCGCGCGAAGCGGAGGCGGGCGCCGAGGCTGCCGCGGCCGAGGCCGCTTAGCCGTTCTGCGAGGAGATGCCGCCGTGCGTGATCTCGAGCGGCTCGCACTGAAAGACGAATTCGCGCGGCGGCGGGTCGTCGGTCGAAAACGCGAGGGTCGGGATCGAGATACACCGCGCGAGCGGCGAGATCACGACGTCGAGCCCGGACAGGTCCTTGACCAGCAGGGGGAGGAGCACGTTGCCGCCCGGCGCGAGGTCGGCCTTGATCTGCGCCGAGAGGAGCGCGATCGTCGGCGAGTCGGCCTGCAGCCGCACGGTTACGGTCCCGCCCGTGTCCGTGCTCTGGGTGTGAATCGCGCGACCGAAAGCCTGCTTGCGCGAGTAGCGCTGGGGCACGGCGAGCTCGGCCGTGATGAATTCGCCCCCCTCGAAGCCGACGAAGAGGATCGGCCCCCAGGTCATGGTAACGGTGTTCGGGTCAAACTTGGCTACAGACACGGGGCGATCTCCAGGTGGCGAGAGGGACGGGCGCAGCGTACGCCGCGCGCTACTGCTGCAGCGTGATCCGCGCGACGACGCCGTGCAGCGCGCCCGCGAGTTCCTGCACGATGACGACGTCGCCCCACCGCCGATCGGCCTCGTAGGCCGTCGACTGCTGCTCGCGGGTCGGCACCGTGAGGCCGGTCACTTTGCCGGCCGCCGGATCGGGCGGCTCCAGGTCCGGGACGATATGCCCGCTCTGCCCGGCGAGGATCAGCCGAGCTTTGCAGGTCCGCTCGATATAGGCCCGCGCGCCCTCGTTCGTGTAGGGGATCTTGCTGCCGGCGTCGCTCACCGCGTCGATCCCGCTCTTGAGGTCCTCGACCAGGCGGACCCAGAGCCAGTCGGCGGTGGTGCGCGCGTCGATCCAATCGCCGTTGACCATGCGGCCGTCGTGGATCTCGCCGGGCGTGCGCGAGCGCGTGCGCAGCTCGTAGGTGTTGACGTACGCGCCGCGCGCGGTGGAGGATTGGGCTCGTGTCAGCGTGTCGGCATAGCACCCCCTGACGACCACGTTATCCCACGTGATCTGTCCGCCGCTCGGGGCGATCCCGTCGAGGTCGGCGTTCAGCCGCGCGCCGAGCAGCCCGCAGTCCAGGTAGTCCTCGAGGGACCCGTCGCCGCGAGTGAGGGTGCGCGAGAATCGAAGCGCGTTATTGGCCGCCGCGCCGGTGACGCGGATCGTGCCATACTCGCCCTTTGTGGTACCCGTGAGCACGACCTTGCCAGCCTCGTCGCCGGAGCCGGCCGAGGCCGCGGCGCCGGTCAGGCCCGCGAGCTTAGTCACGACCTCGGCGGCGGTCGCCTGCGCGATATTCGCCGCGTCGCCGGTGCCCGAGGTGCTGCCGGCCGTGTGGCCGAGCGCGGTCAACAGGCCGGCCGTCGAGGTGTTCATGATCTCGATCTCGCTGGCGGTGCCTTTGGTGTCGGAGGTGAGGCGCAGGAAGCCGCCGGACGCGCTGGCCGTGAGGCCGGTCGTGTCGCCGTTGACCAGCGCGATTACCTCTGTCAAGGTCGCTGCAGCGATATTGCCGAAGTCGGCCGTCTGGAAGGTCACGACCTGCGTCGCGCCGCCGTCGACCTGGATATCCAGGTGCCAATTGTTCGTCAGGTTGTATGGGCCGGCCTGGTTGCCGGTGCGCGCGCCCGCGGTCGCCGCGAAGGTGAAGGTCTGCGCGGCTCCGCCGTCGACCTCGATATTCAGCACATAGCCGTTATCGAGCGCGAAAGGCTGCGCGTTGCCGCTCACGAGGCGCGGGAAGTCCGCGCCGGAGGCGGTCTCGGGGTCATGCCAGAGCAGCGCGACCCGGCTGTAGTCGGCGTCGGCGAGGGTCTCGGCGATATTGCCGCTCGCCCCGGTGAGCACGTCGGCGTCGAGCGTCTGCGCGACGTAGAGCGCGAATTTGCTGTCCGCCCACCCCGCGATGTCCTCGATATCGGTCGCATCGCGGGTGTCGCAGGCGAGCCCGTACCAGTCCGGATCCTCCTCGTAGATCGCGTCGAGCGCGTCCGCCCACGAGGCGTCGCCGGCGTCCTTGCGGCCGATCTTGATCGTCGCCAGCGCCGGGCGCTGAGTCAGGACCGCGCGAGCCATGTTATAGGCCGAGCCGGCCTCCTCGTGCCCGGCGTCGAGCATGGCCGCGAGGATCTCGGTCTTACTGCCGGTGTAGGTCTCGACGCGGTCGCTCGTGACCGCGTGCTCGGAGACGAGCATGACGCCGGCGAAGCCGTCGCGGCTCACGTCGGCCTGCTGCAGTGTCACCTCGACGTCGATGATGTCGGAGAGGGCGGTCGGATCTGCCACGGGCGCAGCGTACCGACCGGCCGACCGCTGCGCCGCGTCCGCCGCGCCTACTCGCCCGGGGCCGATACGCTGCGCGGGTGAGTACGGTCGTCGAAGATGTCGTCGCGCGGTTTCGGTGGGTGACGAACAAGGAGGAGCTCCGCGCCGCGCGCAAGAGCACGGACGAGCTTACGAAGGCGGCCGAGGCGCTCGACGACGAGCTGGTGCGCAACGCGCGCACCCAGGCCGAGCTCCGCAAGGAGATGAATCGCCTACGCAAGGAGCGCGCCGAGGGCAAGGGCGACAAAAAGAAGCTCCGCGAGGAGGAGGCCAAGATCCGCGTCGCGCTCGCCGAGCAGGCCGAGGCAGCGAAGGCGGCGAAGGAGGCGCTACGCAACCTCCGCGCCGAGCAGCGCGCGGCGGCTGCAGACGCTAAGGCGGCAGCGAAAACGACCGCGCAGGCGGCCCGCGAGCAGGCTAGGGCGCAGGCGCAGGCGGCCCGCGAGCAGGCGCGCGCTGCGCGCGAGGCCGCGCAGGCGCAGGTCCGCGCAGCGCGGGAGGCAGCGCAGGGGCAGGCGCAGGCGCAGCGCGACGCGGCGCGCGCCGCGAAGGGTGCAGCGCAGGGGCAGGCCCGCGCGGCGAAGGCGGAGCGCGACCTGATACAGCGGATCGGCGGGGACTCCGCCGCCCGGCTCGGCCCTGCGCGAGACCGCGCGGTCGGCGCGTATAAGGCGCAGTACAAAGCGGACCAGGAGCGCAATTTCACGCGCGGCCTGGCGAAGTCCGCGCGCGAGCGGTTCAAGGACGCGACGAGCCCGGACGCCGCCCTCGACTCTCTCGGCGGGGCCGCGTCGGGCGTCTCCTCGGCTGCGCGGACTGGCCTGAAGGTCGGCGCCGGCGCCCTGGCCGGCGGCGGGCTGGCGCTCGGGATCGGCGCGGCGTCGGTCGGCATGCAATTTGAAGATCTGCGGACCGCGCTCGCCACGACCGAGGGCAGCGCGGCGAAGGCGGAGGAGGCGTTCAAGCGGATCCAGTCATTTGCAAAGACCACGCCGTACGACGTGGCGGGCGTCACCGAGGCGTTCATCAAGCTCAAGGTCCGCGGCCTGGACGCCTCGGAGCCGGCGCTGCGCGCTTACGGCGACACTGCGTCGGCCATGGGTCAGAGTCTAGGAGACATGGTAGATGCGGTCGCCGCCGCAACCGTGGGTGAGTTCGACCCGCTCAAGAAGTTCGGCGTTTCGGCCAAGCAGGACGGGGATAAGATCGCGTTCACCTTCAACAAGGTGACTACAACGGTTGCAAAGGAATCGAGCGCGATTGAGCAGTACCTTATCAAAATCGGGCAGACGAACTTCGCAGGTGGCATGGAGGCCCAGTCGAAGACGCTTTCTGGCATACTTGGCGGGCTTGCCGATTCAGTCAAGCTGTTCCTGGACGAGATCTTCCGCGGCGAGTTCGGAACCGCGCTCAAGGAGATCGCGGCCGATCTGGGCCTGTTCGCCGACGGGGCGAGCAGCGCGGCGCCCGCCCTGTCCGAGGTCCTGGCGAAGGCCGTGCGGGAGCTATGGAGCGCGCTCAAGGCGCTCCTGGGCGACCCAGCCGACCTCGGCGAGCGGATCGCCGGATGGGCGACCACGATCGGGGAATTCCTGATCAAAGCGGGCGAATTGCTCTCTTTCGTGATGTCGCTCGCCGAGCAGGTCGGCGGGAGCAATATCGCGCTCGCCGCGTTCGGCGCGGCGATCCTCGGGCTGGTCGGCCCGTTCGGGGCGGCGCTCGCCGCGGGCGTCGCGCTCGGCGCGTGGCTGGCCGGCGCCTTCCTCGACGCTTTGAAGCGCGCCGAGGACGAGCAGCGCAATTTCGCTCGGGCGTTGCAGGACATGGCCGAGCGCGGCGACGCGCTCGCGTCGTTCAAGGACAACATGCTCGACCTCGCGCGCTCGACCGACGAGGGCGCGCAGGCATTCGGCCGGCTCATGCTCAAGATCTCCGGCGCGACGAAGGCGCTCGAGGACCTGGACAACGTCGAGCGCAAGCGCCGCGAGGACGCCGCCCGCGCCGCCGAGGCTGAGGCCAAGGGCAAAAAGCTCGGCGCGGCCCGCGAGGCCGAGGCGCAGCGGCGCGACGCGGCGGCGCGCGCCGCGTCAGAGGGCATGGCCTCGAGGGGCCTCGGGGCGCAGCAGGCCAAGCTCAAGCGCTATAAGGAGCTCGGCAAGAAAAAGCACCTGTCCCCCTCCGAGCAGAAGGAGCTCCAGGCGATCCGCAAGGAGCTCGACCTGCCGACCCCGAGCCACGAGAAACACAAGCCAGAGAGCGCCTACGAAGCCGACCGCGAGGCCGAGATCAAAAAGCTCCGCCAGCAGGCGGAGCGGCGCGCCGGCTTCCGCGCCCAGCTCTCCGGCGCGACCGCCGCCGAGCAGTTGCGCGCGGCGAAGGCCGCGGGCGATAAGACCGAGGCGCGGCTGCGCGACAGCACCCGCGCGGGCGGCGCGCTGCCCGGCGAATTGAACGTCGGCGTTCTCCGCGCAGCCGGTTTCGACGACGTGGCCGGCGCGGGGCAGCCTCCGCCGGTGGCCGTGACGATCGTCAAGGTCCCGGAGTTTCAGGTGCAAGTCAATTTCTCGGGGCCGGTGCAGGCCGACTTGCGCATGGTGCGCGAGGAGATCGACAAGGTTATCGCGCGCACCCTGCCGGAGCAGCTCGCGGACGGCCTGCGCAATGTCAAGTGGCCGACCCTGTACTAGCGCGGGCGGCCGGCCGATACGCTGCGCGCGTGAGCTACCTCCCCTACCACCCGGCGCAGCTCGGAATCCTGATCCCCGAGGAGAAGGCGCGCGCCTTCCGCCCGGCGGTCGAGCGCGCTTTCATCTTCGACCAGCTCACCTCGCAAGTGCTCACCCTACCCGGCGCGGTCGCGCGCCACCCGACCGAGCGCGCCGAGGACGCCCCGACCGACGCGATCCTCGGCGAGCCGGCGACTGCGCAGATCACGGCCGAGCTCGTCGACAAGCCCCTGAATACGGGCCTTTACCCGTTCCCGATCCCGGGCGTCCGGCCGGACCGCGCGCTAAATCGCGCGGCCGACCTCATGCGCCTGAAAGATACCAAATCGCTTTTTACCTACATCGGGCCCGGCGTGGTCCTGGCGAATCGAGCGATCGCCGCGCTGGTCGTGACCCCGAGCCCCGACGACGGGCGGGTGTCGATCCAGCTCACCCTCGAGCGCGTCGTCCTGGTCGACCTGCAGACCGTCGCCGTCGTGCCCGACTCCGACTCCGTCGCGCTAGGCGCGCAGAAGGTAGAGCACGGCTTCCGCCGGTAGCGGGCGCTGCGCCCGCTTGACACGGCCGCGGAGCCGGCGCATCCTATCGCGCATGACCTCCGCCGCCCTCGCCTCGTCCCCCGCCACGATCTCCGCGCGCCCCGCCCAGCTCTCGCTGGTCGGCGCCGAGGACCGGGCGCAGGTCCTCGCCCGGCGCTTCGGGCCGGCGCCGCTGCGCTTCGCCGAGGCGACCCTCGGCCTCGCGGCGTCGGCCGCCGCCGAGGCGGGCGTCGACCTGCGGGCTGCGCTCCGCGCCGCGGGCTGGTCGCTCAGCGGGACCGATGGCAGGTGGCGCCTGCCGGGGCATCGCGGCGGGCGGTCGCTGGTCGAGGCCCTCGGCGCCGAGCTCGCGCGGGTTATGCGGACCGACCTCGCCTGGTGGGAGGCGCTCAGCCCGTCGACCCGCGGCACCTACGTCCTGCGCGCCTTCGGCGCCCGCTGCCGCGTCGACGCGGGCGCGGCGCCCGACCTCGCCGCCGCGATGCTGCGCCTCCACGCCGCGCGCTTCGCGCGCTCCGAGCGCGCGTGCCCGCCGGCCTCCGAGGCGCGGCGCAAGCTCGAGGCGCTGGCGCGCCGGGGGCTGCCGCCGGCCGAGGCGCCGCGCGCGTACGCGCCGCCGGTCGCGCCCTCGTACCTGCGCGCCTTCGGCACGGCGCGCGAGTAGGCGCGACCGTCGCGCGCTCGGTAAGAAGCAAGCCTCGACCGCGCGATCGACCACCGGACCGGCCGCCGGTGCAGGTGGCGCGACTTCGCCCGCGGAGACCTGGCCCTGCTGCGCTAGTACGCTGCGCGCGGTGGCGACCATCCGCCTGACGTTCCCGGACAGCATGAGCTCGGCGCCGCCGGTCGTGACCGGCCGGATCGAGCTCGACCGGCGCACCTACCGCTTGACGTTTAGGTGGAATCCGCGCGCCGGCGCCGGGGTCGGAGGCTGGCGCCTCGACGTGGCCGGCGCGTCCGGCCGCGCGATAGTGCGCGACGTGCCCGTGGTCTGCTCGAGCGACCTGCTGCGCCCGTATAGGTCGGCGCCGTCGCTGCTCCTGCCGCCCGGCGCGCTGCGGGTCGAGTGCCTGCCCGACGAGGACGGGAGGGCGAGCGACCCTGGCCTGCTCGACCTCGGGACGCGCGCTTTCGTCGAGTATGACGAGGCGTGAGTCGACGCACGCGACAGAGCGTGGCGCGCCGCGCTCGGCGCTTGACACCTCGGCAGAGGCGGCGCATGCTCTCCGCATGGCCCGCCCGATCGCTCGCCCCGTCGCCACCTTCGACGCCCTCCTCGCCGCGCGCGACGCGCGCGACTCCCGCGCCGGCGACACTGCGATCCGCGCGCTGGCTCGCGCCGTCGACTGCGGCCGGCTGGTCGCGGACCTGCGGACCGACGGCCGCGCCGCGAAGCTCCTCGACGCGCTCATGTGGGCGGCGCGCGAGTGCCCGGATCGCGCGCTCGAGATCGGCCTGATCCTCGGCGCGATTACGCGAATGGCCGACTAGCCGGCGCTACTCGTCGAGCAGCTCCGCGCGCGCTTCGTAGAAGCCGCCGGAGAGGCCCCACGGCTTGCACGATGTCACTTTGTAGCGGCGCCCGTCGGCTCGGCGCAGGACGTCGGCCTGGCCGGTCGGGTTGCGGTCGGCGCGCAGGAGCGTCCGGCAGTAGACCGCGATCTGCTCGCGGGCGCGCTCTCCTGCAGGAAGGGTCTGCCCGCCCTCGCCGCCCGCCGGGACGACGAAACAGGGCGAGAGCGCCTCGACGTCCTCGTAGCGATTCGAGGAGCCGTCGCGGATCGCGGTGCCGCGCCGCGCGACCCCGGGCACCCACCGCTCGAGCATGACCGCGTCGAGGTCGGAATTGTCGAAGATCGAGACGAGGTCGGAGAAATCGGCTACCAGCGGCACGGCCGCAGCGTAAGGCCCTTGACGCGGCGGGGCGCCCGCGCCACACTCCGCCCATGCCCGACTGCACTCCGCGCCTGTTTCTGCCCGAGGGCCGCGTCGACGCCCCGCGCGCGCCCCGCCCGCTTCGTCCGCTCCGCCCCGCGCTGCCCGAGGTCCTCGTCCGCGGCGCCGGCCGCTCGACCGTCGTCCGCTCCACCCCGGCCGAGGAGCCGGCCCCGACGACGCCGACCGAGCCGACCTGGGTCTGCTCGCTGCGCGCCGCGCAGGACCTCGTCCGCCACCTCGGGATCGACGTGCCGCCCGATATCGAGCCGCGCAAGCTGCGCGAGACTGCCGACGAGATCGTGCGGGCCGCGCGCAAGTCCTGCGTCCTGGCCGGCCGGTCGGGGCAGGGCTCCGACGTCTACGCGCTGCCGCGCGGCATCCGGCGGATCGGCCTGGTCATGGCGAGCGGTGCCGACCGGCCGGGCGTCCGCACGATCGTGTGCGCGCTCTCGGCCGCCAAAATGGAGGAGCAGTATCCGACCGACTCCGGCGAGCCCCGGGACTGGCAAGTGCTACACGAGCGCGGGATGCTCGCGCTGCAGGTCCTCGACGACCTGGCCGAGGAGGCCGGCCCCGACTCGCAGGCGGCGCGCATGCGCGACCTGGTGCGCGGGTCGTCCTTCGAGGAGGTCCGCGCGATGCTCGGCCGGCCGGCCGGCGCGGAGGCGGCGCGGTGAGGCGCGAGATCCAAACGGTCTCTGGATCGATCTACCTCCTCGACGAGGCGGCGCGCACCATCGCGCGCGTCCAGGGCAGCGGCGCGCCGACCGCACGCGTAGGCGAGGGCGCGCGCCGATACCTCGCGGTGACAGGCCCCGACCTGGTAAGCCCCCCGGCGGTCGGCGCGCCGATGCTGATCTGGTGGGGCGAGCACGCCGCGGTCCCGGCGGTCGCCGGCGCCGAGCCCGCGACGGTCACGACCCCGATCGCCAGTATCCGCGCGCTCGAAGCCGCCTAGCGGCGCAGGCCCTCGAGCGGGTCCTCCGTCCAGTGCTCCAGGTGCTCCCAGATCCGGTCGAGGTCGGCGCCGCGCAGCGGCCCGTCGAAGCCCTTGCGCGCGATCGTGCTCGGGGCGTTCGGCGGCGCGACCTCCCGGATCGCTTGCCGGACCGACTCCTCCACGAGGGCGCCGAGCGCCTCGAGCTCGCCTGCGGCGTCCTCGCCGCGCATCGCCCGGACGAGCACCCGGGCCTGGCCGCGGCGGATCTCGTCGGCGACGGCTGCGACGCCGGGGCCTATCACAGGGCGGGCCGGGGGATTGTTCCCGCGGTTGCCGCCCTGGTCGTTTATGAACGCGATCCGCGCGGCGTCCTCGTCTCGCCAGCCGACCCGGACCTCGCGGCGGTCGAGCGCGGACATCGCGCGAATGAGCTTGTCGAAGCGGGAGCGGCGCTCTACGGGCACGCGCGCAGCGTATCCGGCGCTTGACGCGGGGCGCGCGCCGCACTAGATTGCTCGGCGATGCGCAAGCTCCTACACCGCGTCGCGCCGTACGCGCGCCGAATCCGCGCCGTCGCCGACGTCGCAGGCCCCGCCCTCCACGTGCTCCTCTTCCTGCCGCGCCCGCGGTGGGCGAATCGGCTGCTCCTCGGCGCCTCCGCCGTCGCGTCGATCGCCGGCTGGGCGGCCGACGCCGCGGCCGGCGAAGAGGGCGACTGGCGGCTGCTGCCGCTCGGCCCCGCCGCCGACCTCGCCGCTGGGGCGGTGCTCCAGTCGGCGCGGCTGCTCGACCGGCGCGGCCTCGTCGCGTGGGTGCGGCTGCCCCCCGAGCTCGGCGGCTGCGACCTGATCGTTCGCCAGCGCGACCAGCGCGAGCCGCGCGAGGTCTTCGCGCGCGACGGCGAGGAGGTCCTCGCGCTCGAGGCGGTGCGCGCGCTCGCGTGGCGCGCGGTCGGCGGGCTGGCGCGCCTGTCGCTGCCGGGCGCGGTGGTCGCGGCCGGCGAGCACGCCCCGACGCGGCCCGGCCCCGCCGGCGCCGCCGGGGGCGTGCGGCTGGCGCTCTGGCCCGCGGGGGGCAGGGGGGCGACGGTCGTCCTCGCCGGGCCGCGCGGGTCGCAGCTCGTCGAGCTCGCGCGGGTCGCCGCGGCCATGGCGTCGGCGCACGATCCCGCGGCGGTCGGCGAGCAGTCGGCGCTGGCCGTCGCCGCCGGCGCGCGGGTCCTCGAGGTCCGCGGCGGGGCGGACCCGGCCGCGGTCGCCGAGGCGGTCGCCGCGCTGCAGCCGCGCCTCCTCCTCGCGGAGGTCGGCGCGGCCGACCACGGGGGCTCGGTCGCCGAGGTCGCGCGGCTCGCGGCGCAGGGGTCGCCGGGCTGCGCGGTCGCGCTGATCTGCCCGACCGTGGCCGACGCCGACTCCGTCGGCCTGCGGCCGGGCGACTCCGCTCTCACGGTCGACCCGGGCGACGCCGAAGAGGGCGCGCCGCTGGCCGAGCTCCTCGGGGTCGAGGGCGCGGATCCGGGCGCGGACCGTTGCTCCGTCGCGCTCGCCGCGGCGACCAGCGGCCGGAGCTTCGCCGCGCTGGCGGTCGCTCGCCGCGAGGCGGACGAGGCGGCGCGCCGCGGGCTACGGGTGGCCGGCGCGGCCGAGCGCGTGACCGGGTGGCCGCCGGGTTTCGCGGTGGACGCGCTGCGCCGCGTCGGCGACGCGAGCTCGGCCGAGGAGGTCGAGGAGATCCTCGAGACCGCCGAGGCGCTCGCGGACGCCGCGGTCTCCGACTGGCTGCTCGGCGCCGAGGAGGTCGAGCCGTCGCCGCAGGTCCATTGACCTAGTAGCGCGGGACCGGGCGCGGCGTGCGCACCGCGGGCAGCAGCGTCGCCAGCAGGCCCCGCAGCCGGCGCCCATAGGGGGTCGTGTCGTCGACGCCCGGGCCCGGCTGCACCTGGCCGACCGCCCAGGACTTCGACGCGGGGCCGAGGCTCACGTGGGATAGCGGGCCCTGTCCGCCGCCCTGCTCGGCCGCCACCTGGACGGCGAGGATATGCGCGGCGTGCAGCGCGACGATCGTCTCGTGCTCGGCCTCGCCCGAGATCGAGCCGTACTGCAGCGCGGCCTCGTCGATCGCGCGCCCGATCGCAGCGTCGGAGAGCGCGTTGAATTGGCCGGTTAGGGAGGTGTCCTTGACGGCCTGGACGGTCGGAAGCGCCACGCGCGCAGCGTAGCGCTTGCGCGCGGCGCGCAGGGGCTTATCCTGCGCAGGTGCCGCCGAGCCCTGGAGCCTGCAAGCTGATCGCGCGCCTCGACCCCGAGGCGCTCCCGCGCCTCGCCGACCGGCGACCCTGGCGGCCGCCCGGCCTCGCGGAGGGCGCGCCCGAGGCCGAGGTCGTCCGCGCGCTCGCCGCGGCCTGGGGGACGCCGGCCTGGGTGCTCGCGCTCGCTGGTCGCGTCGCCGTCGAGCTCGGGATCGCCGAGCGCGCCGATGCGTGGATCGCGTGCGACCCGGCCTACCGGCCGGGCTCCGCCGTCGACCGCTTCTGCGCCCCAAGCGCGACGCGGCTCGCCGAGGGCGGGCTCGAGCAGGCGTGGCCGGGCCCGTGGTGGTGCAACCCGCCGTGGTCGGCGAGCGGCCGGTGGGCCGACAAGGCGCTCGCCGAGGCGGCCGCTGGGCGTCCAGGGGTATTCCTCGGGCCGGTCTCTAATGGGCGGTGGCACTCGCGGCTCGCGGCCGCTGCAGCGGCAGCCGTGGATATCAGCCCGCTCGCCTTCGACCCGTGCCCCGGGCTGCGCGACTTCGCGGTCGTGAATTGCCCGTATGGAGTGCGCCTGTATTTCCTCGCCGCCGGCCGACGGCCGAGGGTCCGGCCGCGCGTCCTCGAGGACGCCGGGCACCCGCAGGGCGTCGCCTGCGCGCTCTGGGCCGGGCCCTGCAGCGCTTGACGCGCGCTCGCGCGTGCGCATATTTTGCGCGTGCGACTTCTGCGCGCTCGCGTCTCCGCCGGCTGCCTCGAGATCCTCCGCCCCGCGGGCGCCCCGCGCGACCTCGCCGCCCTCGGGCGCGCGGCGGCTCGCGCCGGCCTCCGCCAGACCGACGAGGGCTGGCGGGCCCTCCGCCCCCAGGACCTCCTGGCCGCCGCCCCCGCGCTCCGCGAGGCCGGCTGGGACATCGCCCCCGACGAGGCGGCCGCGGCTGTCCTGGCCGCCGCCGAGGAGGTGCAGGGCGAGGGGTGGCGCCCGCCGGGCTTCGCGCTCGTGCGCGAGGCGCTGCAGCGCAAGGGCCGGGACTTCCGCCCCTACCAGGTCGAGGGGGCGAGGTGGCTCGGCCGCGAGCGCGGCGCGATCCTGGCCGACTCGCCGGGGCTCGGAAAGACGATCCAGCTCCTCGCGCTCCTCGAGCCCGAGGTCGGCCGCGCGGTCGTGGTCGGACCGAAGAACGCGATCCCCGAGTGGACGGCGCAGGTGGGTGAGTACCGCCCGGACCTGCGCGCCGTCAAAGCCAAGGGGCGCGGCGGAATGCCGGCCCCGCAGCCGGGGGAGGTCTGCCTCGGGACGCTGGAGTCGCTCGCGCCGGCGCCGCCCGAGCTCGCGGGGGCGCTGCTCGCCTGCGACGAGGCGCACGCCCTGAAGGGCGATACCGCGCAGCGCGACCGCTTCTGCGCCTGGTCGAGGGCCGCGCTCGCCGCCGGCGGGCGCGTCGTCCTGCTCACCGGGACGCCGATCTTGAACGCCGACCCGACCGAGCTCTGGCGCATGCTCGACGCGGCGGGCCGGGCCGAGGACACCCTCGGGCCGCTGGCCGGCCTTCGGGCGCTGTTCGCGCACGAGGTCGAGGCGCTCGAGGTGCCCGACCGCTCGCCCCGAGCTAAGGCGGCGGTGCAGCGGATCCTCGACCAGCACGGCGCGCGCAGCTTCGCCCAGCTCCCGAAGGCGGAGCGCGATCGCGCGCTAGCACTGTCCTACCGGCGCGTCGAGCGCGTGCGGTGGTCGGGCGACCACTCCCCCGAGGTCGGCGACCGCCTGCGGCGGGCGGTGCTGCGCCGCACGAAAGAGCAGGTCGCGCGAGACCTGCCGCCGCTGCAGCGGGCCGACCGCGCCGCCCGAATCGCCCCGGGGGCGCTCGCCGAGCTGCAGGCGGCCGACGTCGCTCGGCGCCTGGCCGAGCGCCTCGCGGCGGCCGAGGACGCGTCGGAGCGCGGCGACGTCGAGGCCCTCGAAGCGCTCGCCGAATCGCCGGCGATCGCCACCGCGCGGCGGCTGCTGGCGAGCGCCAAGCTCCCCGCGCTCGGCGACCTGCTCGACGAGCTCGAGGCCGCGGGCGAGCCCGCGCTGGTCTTCTCCGCGCACGTGGATCCGCTGCTCCAGGTCGTCGCCGAGCGCGGCGAGGGGTGGGGCGCGATTCACGGCGGCACCTCCGAGGAGGCCCGCGCCGAGCTGCGCGATCGATTCCAGGCCGGGGACCTGCGAGGGCTCGCGCTATCGATCCGCGCGGCGTCGGAGGCGCTTACCCTTACGCGCGCAGCACACGTAATCTTTTTGGACGAGGATTGGGTACCTGCGCGAAACCAGCAGGCCGAGGCGCGCGCGCACAGGATCGGCCAGTCGCGCCCGGTCCTGGTCCTGCGACTCGTGGCCGACCACCCGGTTGACCGGCGGATTGCCGCGCTGCTCCAGGACAAGGGGCGATTTCAAGCGCGCCTCCTTGAGGCGCTGCAGGCTTGACGCGGGCGCGGCGCCCGCTTATAAGGGGAGCACGTCACCCGACGCCGTAACATAACACGACGTCACGCGCCACGAGACAAGACCCCTATGCAGACGTTCACCTGCCACCTCTCCAGCCTCAGCCCCTACAGCCAGTCCTATTACTTCTCGACGGCAAAGCCGCTCAAGATGAAGCCGGACGAATTCGACGAGCTTTACTGGCGCGAGCACGCGCACGTCGTCAAGTCCGGCCCGCAGGCCGGACACATGGTCATTCCCGCGCAGCACTTCAAGAACGCACTCGCCGAGGTGGCGAAGTACCTCAGCGTCCGGATCGCGGGCAAGGGCCAGAGCACCTACAGTAAGAATTTCCGCGCGGGCGTGCTCGTCCCGAGCGACCTGATCCTGCCGGTCAAGGTCGCGCAGAAGACCGGGCTCCCCGATCCCGACGAGGTCGCCGCCGGCCTGGACGTGCCCTGCGAGGCCGTCATGTGCGCCGCGGACGGCAAGCCGGGGAGCGCGAAAAAGGTCAAGCGTCATTTTCCGATCGTCAACCAGTGGGCGGGCGACGTGACTTTCCTCGTGGTCGACGAGACGATCGACGAGGCGACCTTCGTCACGCACCTGCGCCACGCCGGGCAGATGATCGGGATCGGCCGCTGGCGCCCGATCAATAACGGGCGCTACGGGCGCTTCCTGCTCGATTCCTATACCCTTTCCTAACTCCACCGCACGCCACACCACGCCACGTCACCCCACGCCACCGCACCTGACCTCACGCCACAACACAACACGCCGCGCTATCTTCTAGAACAAGAGTAATTCCGCGCACCCTCGGGGTGTCCCAGCGCTCGTATCGCTGGCGCGGACCTATTGCGTCGCGGCACAACATGGCGCGACATAACGCCGACACGACCCCACACGGCACCTGACCCCACAAGACAAGAGCTCTTATGTCCATTCCCGCACCTTTGTTCGTTGTCACTGCTGAAGGCGAGGCGCTGCGTAAGATCATGCGCGCGGCGACGCCCGGTGAGTTGCTCACCTACGCCCGCGTGCGCGAGGAGGT